GGACGAGTACGGCATGTCCTACGCGTTCTTCAAGTCCCAGCCGGAGCTGATGAAGCTCCTGGGCTCCGCCGTTGCGGAGCAGTGGACCCCGGACGTGTTCACGTCCCACCTGAAAAACACCAAATGGTGGAAAGACAATTCGGACTCTGCGCGTAAGGCGCAGGTCATGGCCAAGACGGACCCGGCCACGTACAAGGCGGAGCTGTCCGCCGCCCAGGCGGCGGCCTCCGAGGCCGCGGTGAAGATGGGCGCCATCCTGTCCGGCAAGCAGGCGCAGCAGCTTGCCAAGAACATGGTGGACTACCAGTGGAACGACCCCCAGATCCAGAACTTCCTGGGCCAGTACGTCACCTTCCGCAAGGACCACACGCTCGGCGGCCAGGCCGGGGCCGCCTATCAGCAGATCACCGGCTACGCCTACGACCAGGGCGTACGCGTCTCCGACCAGACGGCCAAGAACTCGGCCGCGTACCTGGAGCGCGGCCTGACCAGCATGCAGCAGATCCAGGACGGCCTGCGCCAGCAGGCCATTTCCACCTATCCCGGCTTCGCCGAGCAGATCACTGCCGGTGCCACGATGCGCGACATCGCGCAGCCCTACATCCAGATGACGGCCCAGCAGCTGGAGCTGCCCGAGACCGATGTGACGGTCTGGCACCCCAGGGTGCGGGCCGCCCTGAACCAGGCCAACCGGCAGGGCCTGCCGGCCCCCATGTCCCTGTCGGACTACCAGGGCGCCCTGCGCGCTGACCCGGCCTGGCGCAAGACCCGCAATGCCCAGGACCACACCATCCAGGTCGGGCACCAGGTGCTCCAGTCCATGGGGCTGGTGACCTAGATGGCCCTGACCCTGGCCCAGCTCCTGGCGGGTATCCGCCAGGTGGAGTCCGGCGGGAACTACTCCGTAGTGAACTCCATCGGCGCCGTGGGCGCCTACCAGGTCATGAAGGCGAATATCCCGTCCTGGACGAAGAGGGCACTGGGGTATGCGATGACCTGGCAGCAGTTCCGGGCATCCAGGTCCGCGCAGGACAAGGTGGCCCAGGTGATCCTGGGCGGCTACTTCAGGAAGTACGGCGCCGAAGGCGCCGCCAGCATGTGGTTCAGCGGGCAGCCGAACCCGAACAGCCGGGCCTCGGACGGCGGCAACACCGTCCGCCAGTACGTCAACAAGGTCCTGGCCGCCTCCGGCGGGACCAGCGCAGGAGGCGGAGCAGCCGTGGGTGGAACGATTGCACCACTGGACACCAGTGCTCTGGCCGACTCCTACGGCCTGAGTGCGGGCCTGATCAACAGCTCTAAGGAGCTGAAGGCCCTGTTCAAGAAGGCGGTGGCGGGCTCCTGGTCCGCCGATGTCTTCACGGCGAAGCTGAAAAACACCAAGTGGTGGTCCACACAGTCCGACACGCTGCGGCAGTACATCACGCTGCGGTACACCGACCCGGCCACCTGGAAGCAGAAGCAGCAGCAGAGCCTGTACTCGGTCAACGCCCTGGCCGTACAGGTCGGCGCGGGCGACCTGATGCGGGGAACTGCCCACGACAAGCAGCTCCTGAACTCCGCGGTGTACAACTCGCTTGCGCTCGGCTGGTCCGAGGCGCGGGTCAAGGACTGGCTGGGCGCCCAGGTGACCATGCACGGCCAGACCATGCTGGGCGAAGCCGGGGAAGCCTTCGACAAGATCCACAGTCTGGCGTACCTCAATGGCATGAAGTACAACACCTGGTACTTCACCGAGGCCCGGCGCGTGGCGTCCGGGCGGGACACCATGGAGGCCGCAGAGGCGGCTATCCGGAAGCAGGCGGCGGCGAAGTACTCGGCCTTCGCCGACCAGATCAGGGCGGGCCAGAACGTCATGGACCTGGCCAGCCCGTACATCAGGGCCGTTTCCGGCATCCTGGAGGTGCCGGACAGCTCCGTGGATCTGTTCAACGGCCATGTGGCCAAGGCCATGACCGCCAACAAGGGCGGTCAGGCGTACAGCATCTGGCAGTTCGAAAACGACCTCCGGGCGGACCCGCTCTGGAAGAAGACGCAGAACGCGCAGGACAGTGCGACGCAGACCGCACACCAGGTGCTTCAGCAGTGGGGAATGGTGTTCTAGATGAGCGGACCGGTGCTGGCCGCGGAGTCCACGGGGCCACCGAAGGCCTCGGGCGAGTCGGGGATCTCGCGCCCCCCGCCTCCCGCGCCGTCCTTCGAGAGCCAGCTCACCGGGGCGAACAGGGACGCCTTTGTGGCCCTGAACGCCCTGTTCACCAGCTACGGCCTGGGCACGCTGGCGGGCAAGATCTTCAGTTACATCCAGAACGGGTACAGCGCGGATACGATCTCGCTCCTGCTCCAGGAGACCGCGGAGTACAAGACCCGCTTTGCGGGCAACGAGCTGCGCAAGAAGCAGGGCCTGGCCGTGCTCAACCCGGCCGACTACCTGGCCACCGAGGCCAGTTACCGCCAGATCATGGCCTCTGCCGGCCTGCCGGCCAGCTTCTACGACTCGCCTTCGGATTATGCGAACTGGATCGGCGGCGACGTGTCGCCGACAGAGATCAAGTCCCGGGTGGACCTGGCGGTGGCCAGCACCACCCAGGCGGACGCGTACACCAAAGCCCAGCTCGCCGCCTATTACGGCGTCGATGACGCCCACATCAATGCGTACTTCCTGGACCAGGGCAAGGCTTTGCCGCTGCTCCAGAAGCAGGAGGCCGCTGCGGCCTTCGGTGCCGAGGCGGCCCGCAGGGGCCTGCTGAGCGACCGGCAGCGCATGGAGGACTACGTCACACAGGGCTTCTCCCAGTCCCAGGCCAGCCAGGGCTTCCAGCAGGTCGCCGAGGAGCTGCCGAATCTCCAGGCGCTGGCGGCGCGGTTCGGCACGACCTTCGGCCAGGTGGAGGAGGAGCAGTCCGTATTCGGCACGAGTGCCGACTCCACCGCCAGGAAGCGCGGCCTGGTCACCTCCGAGCGGGCCCTGTTCTCCGGGGCCAGCGGCGGAGCCGCGGGCGGCCTGTCGGCGGGGTACAGGGCGACTTAGCCCCCGACTCCGGTCGGGGACTTCGCGCTATCCGCCCAGGTACCAGCAGCGGGCTGCCGCTGCCCCGAAGACGGCGGCCGTAATGGGGCCGCCGACGTAGTTCTGGCTCGTGAAGATGCTGACGATCGCCCCGATGGCGAGGCCCCCCAGGCCCACCGCCACACGGGTCCAGCCCGCTCCCTCCATACCCTTCCCCCCTTGCTCGGTGGTCGCAGCGTAGCGCTGCGCGCTACCCCTGCGCAGGCGCTAGCACTAAAGCGCTAGCGCTCGGGTATAACCTGTTCTAGTCAGGGGAACGACCGGCCCTCTGGCCGAGAAGTCCGGGAGTGGAGCGCGAACCCCTTCCCCGAAGGGTGAGCAGGCCACGGCAGACCAGGGAGAACGCAGTGAGCGAGATGTACGGCTTCGGCGCAGAAAGCGAGCAGGGCGAGCCTCAGGGCCAGGAAGGCGCGGTAGCACCCAAGTTCTACCGCGACTACATGGACAAGGTCTCGCAGCAGCTCAAGGCCCTTCAGGACAGGAACGACGCCCTGGAGAGCAGCCAGCGCCAGCAGGAAGTCAGGACCACGCTCACGGCGAAGGGCTACGCCCCGCAGGTCGCCGACCTGTACACGGGTGAGCCCGGCAAGCTGGACGACTGGCTGGGCACCTACGGTGCCGGGCTCGCCAAGGCCGACGGCGCCGCCGCCGGCGAGGCGGGACAGGGCGCGCAGGGCGCGCCGCAGTCCGTTATTCCGGCCGAGAGCCAGGCAGCCATGGCGGCGTTCAGCGCCGCCGGAACCGATGGAGCCATCGCCCTGACGGGCGAGGAGGCCCTGGTGGCACGGATGAACGCCGCGAGCTCCAAAGAGGAGTTCGACGCCATCATGCGTGACGCCGGGAACCGCCGCTTCTGAATCCTGCCGGGCTCTCTCTCCCCGACTTCTGCGACACCCCGAGAGGGTGAGAGACCCGCATGGCCAACGTCTTCACGGACACGACTGCACTGTCCAACGCAGTGCAGACCGCATACGACAAGAGTTTCCGCTTCGCGCTCCGCGCCCATCCGATGTTCCGCCAGCTGGCGGACGTGCATCCCACCGACCTGACTGCCCCCGGCTCTTCCATGGTGCTGAGCACCTGGGCGGATCTGGCTCCGGCGACCACGCCGCTGACCGAGACCACCGACCCGGACGCGGTTGCCCTGGGCAATCCGAGTCAGAAAACCCTGACCATCAACGAGTACGGCAACCCGGTGATCCGCACCAGGAAGCTGATGCTGGTCAGCATCACCGACGTGGACCCGGCCGCAGCGTCGATGATCGCCTACAACATGGCGGACTCGGTGGACGTGCTGGTGCAGACCCAGATCCGCGGCGGGTCGAACCTGCTCCAGATCAAGAACGGCACGATGACCTACGTCACCAACGCCACCGTGTCCACGGCGGCTACGACCATGGTCTCCACGGTCACCTCCGGGGTGGCCACCGACGGCATCACCTCCCGGGCCGTGCGCCTGAGCGTGGCCAAGCTGCGCACCAACAAGGCCGTGCCGAAGCGCGATTCCAATTACGGCGGAATGATCCACCCGGAGGTCAGTCACGACCTGCGCCAGGAGACGGGCGCCGCCTCCTGGCGGGAACCGCACAACTACAGCGCGGCCGGGAACATCTGGTTCGGTGAGATCGGGCTCTACGAGGGCGTGTACTGGATCGAGTCCCCGCGCTGCTACCAGGCCCTGGATGCCGGGTCCGGCGACAACTCGGTCCGGCGCTTCCGGACCTACATCGCGGGCCAGGAGGCCCTGGCCGAGGCCATCGCCGACGAGTTCCACGTCGTGGCCGGTCCGATCACGGACAAGCTGGGCCGGTTCCGGCCCCTGGGCTGGCTGGGCACGGGCGGCTGGGCGCGCTTCCGCGAAGAGGCCCTGGTCCGGATCGAGACGACCAGCTCCATTGACGCCACGTGATCGGGGACTGAGCCATGAGCGGACTGGATGACACCTCCTACACCACGGCCACAGTTACGGCGACGCCGTACACCGTGACCGGCTCGGACTACATGGTTCTGGTCAGCATCAACGGCGCCTCGGTGGTCAACCTGCCGCAGGCGTCCGCGTCCAACGCGGGCCGGGTCTATGTCGTCAAGCAGATCGCCTCCGCCTCCGCGGCGGTCACGGTCAAGTCCACCACCTCCACCATCGACGGGACCGCCGGGGCAACCGGCGTCCTGGTGAAGGCGTCCAACGCCAGCGGCTGCATGCATTTCCTGTCCGATGGCACCAACTGGCAGATCATCTGCGTGCAGTGATGGCCACCTGGACTCTGCGGCCCCCGGTGGTGACCGAGGGCCCGGCGTCCTGGGAGAACCGCCTGTTCATCCGGGTCCGGCTGGACCGGGGGATCACGATTCTGGAAGGACCGCCCGGCACTTACCGGGCGGTCCGGTTCCCCTCTCAGGACGAGATCACGGCGGCGGTGACCGTCTACATGGGCGGTCACGAATACCCCGTGGACGACGCCACAAAGGCCGCGCTCATCGCGGGCGGGGTGGGCGTCACCTCAGCCAACTTCACACCCGCCTAGGAGCGTCATGAGCCAGCACGAGCACACCGCCGGAGGCGGTGGCAACACGACCCTGGTCAACCAGGACGAAAAGGCCATCCTGGACGCCTGCGTCAGCGGCGTCCCGGTTCAGACTGTCGGCCACCAGGCCGACGACAGCCACATCACGGCGCCCTTCCGTGAGCCCGCCGTGGGCGGCGCCTGATGGCCTGCCGCTCCGGGTGCAGGACCAGGGATCACGCGAACTACCACGAGTGCCTGCGGGACGCAGGCGTGCGCACCTACCTGGCCAGCCCCTCCAGGGGGCTGGATGGCACGGCTCAGAAGAACTGGGACCGGGAGCTGCATCTGTACCGCGAGGCCCGCCGTCAGGGCATCCAGCCCGACGGCACCACCAGAGCCAAGATTGAGGACGCCGTACGGCGCTCCGATGCGGCCGGGGCCGCGTACGGGCGGGACTTCTCGAAGGCGGACCCGCTGCCGTGACCACCTTCGACGGCCTGCTCGCCCGGGTGCGCCAGCAGGCCATGGGTTACACCAAGGACCAGGCGGCCTATGCGGAGCTGACCGCCGACATGTCCGCGGTGGACACACAGTTCACCGTGGCCTCGGACACGGTGGAGAGTCTCTCGCGGGGCCTGATCGAGATCGGCGATGAACTGGTCCTGGTCAAGAGCTACGACCGGACCTCCGGAGTGGCCCGGGTGATGGCGGGACTCAACGGCCGCGGCGCGGAGGGCACGGCGGCTGCCGTGCATGTCTCCGGATCCCTGATCACGGCGGACCCGAAGTACCCGAGGGTCCGCATCAAAGAGGCCGTCAACGACGTCCTCCAGAGCCTGTACCCGTCACTGGTGGTGTTCGGGACCACCGAGATCACCAACGTCTCGGTGGTCTACGAGTACGGCATGCCAGCGGATGCCCTGGACGTATGGGCCGTGGCCGACCAGACGATCGGCCCGTCCCAGGTGTGGACCCAGGGGCTGAACTACCGGTTCAACCCCACGGCGAACCCCACCGCATTCCCGACCGGGAAGAGCATCCAGCTCTTCGACCCGGTAACCCCGGGCCGCACGGTGTACGTGAAGTACACCAAAGCGCCTGCGGTCCTGGTCAGTGGCAGCGACGACTTCGCTGCCACCACGGGACTGCCGGAGCGGTGCGTGGACCTGGCGATGTGGGGCGCCTGCGCCCGCCTGTTCCCGGCCATGGAGCCAGCCCGGCTCCAGCAGTCCTCCATTGAGGCCACGGAGCGGGCACCTCTGGTGCCGGCCAGCGCCGCCCTGAAAACGGCCCAGTTCTACATGGCCATGTACCAGCAGCGCCTGGAAGAAGAGCGCGTGCGCATGTTCGCAGACAATCCCCAGACCCTCTCCTACGGAGCCTGACATGCCCGTCCTGCGCTTCTATTCCAGCCTGGCGCAGCAGACCGCCCTGGCGGGCGGCATCAGCAATGCCAACACCAGTATTCAGGTGCAGGCCACCACCGGCTTCCCGACCTCGTTCCCGTACACCCTGGCCCTGGACTACGGCGCCGCCAACGAAGAGCTGGTGGACGTGACCAACGCCGCCGGGACCACTCTGACGGTGACCCGGGGCGCGGACGGCACCAGCGCACAGTCCCACTCCATCGGCGCCGTGGTGCGCCACGTGGCCTCCGCCCGCGATTTCGCGGACCACCAGACCCACCAGGCCGCCACCACGGGCGTGCACGGCGTGACCGGCACCGTGGTGGGCACCTCCGACGCCCAGACTCTGGCCAGTAAGACCCTGACGGCCCCGGTCATCAATGCCGGGGCACTGTCCGGCACTTTCACCGGCGGCCCGACCCTGTCGGGCAACCTGGTCCTCTCCGGCGCCCCCACCTTCACCGGGGGCGCCACCTGGACCGGCTCCAACATCCTGGTGGAGCGGGCCGCCACCACGGACAATGCCTACCGGGCCCGGGCCACGGGCGATACCCAGTCCCGGTTCCTGACCGACGCCGCAGGGAAAATCACCTGGGGACCCGGCGGGGTGACCGTCGGGGACACCAATCTGTACCGCGCCGGAGTCGGCGCGCTCCAGACGGACGGAACCCTCAATGTGGTCGGCGCCCTGACGGCCGCCAATATGACCCTGGGCGCCTGGAGCGCCTGGACGCCCTCGTGGACCACGTCCACGGGCCTGCATCTGCCCAGCTTCGGCAATGCCACCGTAACCGGCACTTACGCCAAGATCGGCCGCACGGTCGTGTTCTCCCTGGGTGTGACCTTCGGTTCCACGACCAACTTCGGCGCCGGAGTCACCACATCGGACAACTGGCTCTTCTCCCTGCCCGGCGCCCTGACCGGCTCCGCAACCTTCGCCGGAACCCAGGCGACCTGCGGCTACGGCCGTGTTACGCAGTCCTCGGGCCTCACCGCGCCCGTCACGGTCCGCGTGGACTCAGGCGGCACCAATCTCCTGCTGGACACCGCAGGCGGCCGGGTGGACGCCACGGCCATGGCCAGCACCGGCACCCTGGACAGCCTCACGCCCTGGACCTGGGCCAACGGCAACGTATTCCAGATCTTCGGCACCGTGGAGACAACGACCTGATGGACATCGTCTCCCGGATACCACTGCCGCTCAACTCCCGCCCCGCCACCGCCGGGGCGGCCACCTACGCCCTGTCCGGGATCAAGTACGACTACGCCATCGGCGGACTGCCGTTCCTGTCGGCTATCGGCGATGAGCGCCCCATGAAGATCTCGCTGGCTCCGGTCCGCAAAGACCAGTTCGACAACAACAGGGAGCCGGGAGAACAGAGCCTGGCCAGCTGGTGGCTGCGCAGCCAGTCCACGTTCATCGGCGGCGAAGGACTGCTCTACCAGGACCCCGACCAGGTCTCCAGCGCCAATCTCCAGAACCGCCACACGATCCAGTACGGCCACTCCGTGGGCCTGAACCCGTGGACCAACGGGCAGCTCACGCTGCTGCGTTCCGCCGTGCAGCGCGTGGCCGACGCCTCGGCGAACAGTCATTTCCTGCTGGGCTGGAACGACGGCACGGACCGCTACTGGTCCGCCGTCGGCAACGTCCTGAAATCCGACACCGGCTCCGCCACCACGACCATCACCTGGGGCGGAGCCAACACGATCCGGTCTCTGACCTCGGACGGCACCAGCTACTACGCCGCCGACAGCGTCGGCATCTACAAGGGCGCCGGAAACGGCGCCGGGGCCCTTGTCTACAGCACCGGAACAGCCAGTGTCACGATCCGGTGGGTCAAGGGCCGCCTGATGGGCGGCCTGGGCAACAAGGTGTACGAGCTGGTTTCGGCAGGGACGGCCCTGCCCGGAGCCGATCTGCGTTTCACGCACCTGAACCCGTCCTGGACCTGGAGCGACTTCGCCGAAGGCACCAACGCCATCTACGCCGCCGGTTCCGCCGGCTCGCAGTCCGGCATCTACAAGTTCGCCCTGGACAGCACGGGCACGGTGCCCACCCTGGCCAACGGCGGCATCCTGACCGCCCAGCTCCCGCTGGGCGAGAGTGTCAACTGCCTGACCGTGTACCTGGGTACGTTCGTCGGGATCGGCACGAGCCGGGGATTCCGGGTCGGGGAGATCGATTCCAACGGCGACATCGCCTACGGGCCGCTGCTGATCACCATCAGCGGCGGAGTGAAGAGCGTGGGCGCGTACGACCGGTTCTTCTTCGTCGGGGGCACCAGCGCCATTGACGGCTCCAGCGGCCTGTGGCGCGTGGACCTGGGCCAGATCATCCAGGACGCCGGAGGCACGGTGGCGAAGTTCGCCTACGCCACCGACCTCCAGGCCCATGTCACCGGGGCAGTGACCGCGGTGACCAACTTCGGGAACTCCGACCGCATGGTCTTCGCCGTGGTCGGCCAGGGCTCCTACCTGGAATCGGCCTCCACGCTGGAGCCCAGCGGGTATCTCCAGACCGGCAGGGTGCGCTACAGCACTCTGGAGCCCAAGCTGTTCAAGTTCCTCACCGTGCGGACCCCGGCCGGGCTCATGGGATCGGTCTCCGCGTCCGTCACGGACCCCGGAGGGGCCACCACATCGATCCTGACCGTCTCCCAGGGCGGCACGGCCGCCATCACCGACGTCCTGCTGGCCGCCCCCTCCACCGCCGTGGAGTGGGCGCAGCTGCGCCTGGACTTCAACCGCTCGGCCACCGATAGCACCCTGGGGCCGATTGTCACCGGCTGGCAGTTCAAGGCCATGCCGGGTTCGGCCCGGCAGCGGATCTTTGAGATCCCGCTGCTGCTGTTCGACTTCGAGACCGACCAGACCGGGCAGCGCGCGGGCTACGAGGGCCGCGCCGCCGCGCGGCTGGCCGCTTTCTGCCAGCTCGCCCAGGGGGGCGATGCCGTGTCCTTCCAGGACCTGGCCTCCGACAGCTCGGCCCTGGCCGTCATTGACGACTTCAGGATGGAACAGAAGGCCGCCCCCGGCCTGAACGACACCGTCTCCGGCGGCGTCCTGTGGGTACAGCTCCGCACCATTGCCGACGTGATCACATCATGAGGGAGCACGAGTACCTGTCGACGTCGTGCTTCCACGGCGACCATGACTACTGCCAGAACAGCAAAGGCGGCAACGGCGCCGTGAGCTGGCAGAAGATGCCCTCTGAGTGCAAGTTCTGCGGAGCCAAATGCATCTGTCCGTGCCACAGGAAGGAAGAGCGTCGTGACCGACGCAAGCGTCAGCTGGCTGCCCAGGGACATCATCGCCCCCGTCTCGACGCCCGAGCACGAGGCCGTGAAGACGGCCCAGAGGGCCCTGGGCCTGACGGAGACAGGCGAGCTGGATGAGCCCACCAAAGCGTCCCTGAGAGGCGTACAGCGCCTCTTCAGGGCTCCGGTCACAGGGGTCCTGGACCGGGAAACAGCAGCGCTCATAGAGCGCCTGCGCCACATCTACAGGGAGCCGGAGCAATGAGCACCAGCGTCAACCTCGCCTCCAACGTCACCACCACCGGAATCACCACTCCGGTGCGGGTGCCCTTCTCGCGCCTGTACGTCGTCCAGATCGCCGTGACCGACGGCACGTCAGTCACGGCCCTGGAAATGACCCTGGACGGAAATGCGTGGTGGACCGCCCTGAGCCAGGAGGACATCAGCACCACCGGCGGCGTGCAGGTCTACCGCATCGTGGACACCCCCGTCCTCCAGATGCGCCTGAACGTCACCGACATCGACGGCACGGGCGCCACCGTGCGCGCAGACGCAGTAGTGATGTCGTGAAACGGCACCTGGCCGACATAGCAGAGCGCGCCGGCTGGACCGCCGCACAGGCGGGCCTGGCACTGCTGGTCACGGAGGCCAGTGGCCTCCGGACCTGGTGGGCCCTGCCCCTGGCCACCGCACTGAGTGCGGCCAAGACCTGGGTGGTGCACCGCCTTCCGGCGAAGGCGGCGGAGTGACCATGACTCCCGACCAGCGTTTCACGGTGCTCATGATCTTCCTGACCGCCATTCTCGGCGGTCTCAGCTGGCTGGCCAAGTCGCTGTTCGGCGTGGTGTCCCAGTGGGCCAGGACCGGGGCGAAGCTGGAAGAGCTGAGCAGCGACATCCGGGATCTGGTGGGCTCCAAGGAGCGGGACCACGGGCGCATGGACGCCCGCGTGGACCGCGTTGAAGGGCGCGTGGACAGGCACGAGGCGTGGCACGTGGACCACTAGGCCCACAACGCAAAGAAGAGCCCGGCCCCCCGAAGGGGCCGGGCTTCTTCATTTCATCCTGGGGTCGATCAGGTCGGTCAGCTCGGTCAGCAGATCCTGGTGCAAGTATCCCTGCTCGCGCTCCATGATCTCAGGGATAGCCTCTCGCTGGCGCTTCGCCAGCTCGCTGGCGTGCTCATCCCGGATCTTCGCCGCTTCTTCGCGGAAGATGCTCGACCGATAAGCCGTGAAGGATTCGCGGATCTGATCCGCGCTCCATCCCGCTTCGTCCAGGGTGTGCCACAGGTTGCGCTCCACCTCGGAGCGCTCAGGGTCGATCGGCTCGCTCATGCGCGGCATCCTTTCACATTGTGACGCCCCTCGGGCGCCGGACAGGACGCGGGGCCAGAGGGGCGTGCTTCAGGGGGTGATGGCGTCGATGCAGAGATCTACGACGCGGTTCCACCGGGAGGCGTCGTAGTCCATGGCCGGGGTGCGCACCTCCCGGCAGATCTCCCCCGCCGCCTCGGTCAGCACCTCGGCCCGGTAGGCCTCCAGGAGGCGCTGTATCTCCACTCGGCCCGTGGCCGTAAAGGAGCTATTGGTGTACTCGGTCAGGTCATCTCTCGCGCTCACCGCGACCCCCTTCCCCACAGTGCGTACGGGATCAGAAACAGGAAAGCCGCCCCGGAGGGGGCGGCCAGGACGAACACGGGGTTCTGGATCAGGGACCAGATCACGGGCTCTCGCCCCGCTCCTTGCGCCGCTTCTCCATCAGGGCCTGGAAGCCCGGCAGGCCCGACGGGTCCTCCGGAAGGAGGCCCGCCCTGATCAGCTTGTTCAGGCCATCGCGGTCGATGGCAACGTCGGGACGCCCGAAGGCGTCCGTGATGACCCGGGTCTCAATGCCGAGCGCGGCGCATACCGCCTTGAAGCCTGCGGCGTCGAAGTCGTCGCTCATCAGTCCTCCAGGGTCAGGTCACAGCAGGGCGTGACCTCGAAGCGTCCCGTGTTTCCGCAGTAGTTGACGATGTCGTAGATCTCTGTTTCGGCGGCCTGGGCCGCCTCTTCGGTCTCGTAGGGCCCGAACGCCTGAATGACGCCGCGGGCGTCGTGATGGCACAGGGCCAGGACGAAGCGCTTTTTCATCCGTGTACTTCACCACTCCGGCAGGTTCTCGATATCGCTCTCGGAGAGGTCCTCGTTCCAGCCCATGGCCTGCACTCCCGCCAGGCGGGCCTCCTCGGCCGCCCTGTCGGCCGGGGTGAACTGGGGCCGCTGGGGCGGCCCTGGGGCGGCCCCAAGGGGCCGTACGGGCAGGCTGCGGCCTGTCTCCAGCTCCAGCACACGCTGGAGCTTGGCCTGGACGGTTTCTGAGCTGTCGTCCGGCTGGATCACGACGACCGTCTCTGACAGGTCGTCCTCCCAGCGGAACTTCACCGGGGTCTTGCTGACCAGGCTGATCATCAGTGCTCCTTGCCGGGCTTCGTGACCGCCGCGGCAGCGGCGTCCAGGGCGCGGAAGATGGCCGCGTCCACTTCGTTGTCCAGATACTTCGGAGTCATGCCCCGCACGGTGACTGCCGCCTCCCTGCGGATCTCCGCGGCGAAGGCGGCCAGGAGACCGTGCCAGTGCTCCGACTCGGAGCCGTACTGGTTGGTCAGGTCTTCGTATGCGCTCACTGCCCCTCCACGGGCCGCACGTTGGACAGCGCCAGGACGGCGCTGGAATGGGCGATGACCAGGACGCCGTCTATGGCGCGGACACTGGCGTCGCCCGACAGGGCGATCTCGTACTCGACTCCGCCCTCGACGGCGTACGCCACGGCGTACGGAGGCCGGCGGGCAGGCTGCGCCTTCTCCGGACATCCGTCCGTAGGCTCGCCCCGCGGAGCCTCCGGCTCGGGGGGTGACTCCGGGGTAAAGGCATGCTGCCTGCCCTTGTCGCAGTCATTGCAATGCACGGTGCCTCGGCCTTGGTAGTGCCACCGGCGGGCGTGGCCGCACCGGCACTTCTCATCTTCGGATGAGCTTGCGGGGTCCTGCGGCTCCGGGAGGTCCCGGAGCACCGGGTGTTCGGGGCACCCGCCCCCGAGGCGGCAGGTCCGGGCGATCTCGTTCACGGCTGTCAGCGTCAGGCAGCCGCAGGAGTTGGGCGTGCCGCCGAAGCGGCACTTCATGGAGTGCTGGGGGTGGCCGCAGGCGCTGCACTGTATCCATTTGTGCAGCGAGGTGTTCGTCCCCGCCGGGGCGAAGGTGTGAAAGGTGCCGTTGTCGCACCCCGTGCAGGATGACTGCCCCGGCGGCCGATGCTTTCTGCGGGCGTGACCGCAGACCTCGCACGGGTCATATGGTGATGGCCTTACGGAGCCCTTCGGCTCCGAATCGGCGGTCATGCCGGTCTCACCTCCCGGGTGATGGCCACGCTGCGGCGTGGCTCCGGGGTCAGTCCGACCACCGGACCCTGGTGGACATAGAGTGTCTTGCTCGCCCATTCGTACCCCTCCGGCAGGGTCGGCTCCAGGCAGCGCTGGGCGAGAACCCAGGCATCAACGCCCGCGTCCGGCACCAGCCCCCAGAGGCTTCCCGCAGGCCAGAAGCCGTCTTCATCTTCGTGCGTGCACATCACGCCCTTGGGGCATGGGGCTACGCTCAGCGGCTCATCCCCTGATGAGTCGTTCGAGGGCATCACGCCCCCCTTCCAGGAAAAGTGAGTTCACATCGTGTCCCTTGGGCATGCGTACGGGGATGGCCCGTACGTCGTTGATCAGTTTCTTGTTCAGGCCCCTGCCTGCGTCGTCCGGGTCCCCCAGGACCAGGACCCGGCTGAAGTCGTCCAGGCATCTGGCCTGGTGCTTCTTGAAGTTGGTCGCACCAGGCACCGCAACGGCGGGGATGCCGCAGACGGACAGAGTGATCGCGTCCAGTTCGCCTTCGCAGACGCAGATCACATCTCCCGGCCTGCTGAGATCCAGCACGTTGTAGAGGTTCGTTTCGAACCCCTCAAGGCCCAGGTATTTCTTGCAGCCCTCGTCCTTGCATACGTGCTGCCGCAGGCAGCGGAACCGGAAGTTCACCGGCCCTGCCGGTGTCATGTAGGGCAGGGCCAGGCGGCCCCGGTAGCCCTCGTGCCCCTGGCTGGGCGTCCTAACTACGCCCAGGCGGAACGAAGCGGCGACCTGTTCGGTAAACCCCCGGCTCTTCAGATAGACCTGGCCTGCGGTATCGGCCGCCAGGTCGGCCTGGTACTGCGAGGCCGCTTGCGCGAGCAAGAGCCTCTGCTCGGGTGACGGCAGCCTCACGCGTGCAGCCTTCCATTGCTCTGATCAGATCCACCGCGGTGCCTTTGGCGTCGCAGGTATTGCAGAAGAAGACGCCCTTCTCCAGGTTGACCCGCATGGAAGGGCGCCTGTCTCCGTGCACACAGCACAGGGCGGCCTGCTCGCCCCAGCGGGAGCCGCCGCGCAGCTCCACGCCGTAATGCTCCAGCGTGGCCCGCAGGAGCGGGCTCAGGCGCTCTGAATCGTCTCGATCATGGCGACGGCCAGGCGAAGATCCATGCGAAGCCAAGACTCAGCCTCACTTTCTTCGTTGATCTCCGCGAGCGGTCCGGGCAGGAGGGTCTGCGGAATAAACGCGTCCCACTGGCCTACGGGCTTGTAGGACCGCTTAACCACTAGCACGCAGGTGCTAGCGCCTGCGTGCTCCATCTCCGCCCAGGTCTCCCGCCTCCAGGCGGCCAGCTCCAGCCGTGCAGCGGCCTTCACCTCGATCACGGTCCCGGGTATCCCGGCAATGTCGCCCTTGTCCTTGCTGCCCGAAAGGGCCCGGCGCTCCGCCGCCGGCCACCAGCTCTGGAGGTACCGCACGACGGCGGTCTCGGCCGCCGTTCCGGTGGCCTTCGACTTGGTACTCACTCCCATACCCCCACGCCCTTGAATGCACCTTCGGGTGTGAACCGGAAGGCGCACACGAGGCCCCAGTAGCCGTTCACGCCTCCCTCCCCCGGCGCCAGCTCGACATCCCCGGCGTCGGCATTGGCGCTCGGCGTCACGCCGAAGTCCCTGAGCAGCGCCAGCAGGCGCTCCCTGTCGCTCACGGGCACCGCCTGGCGTGGTCCGCGGCGAACCTGAATGCGCTCTGCACGGTGCCGTGCGCATGCCCAAGGACCGGCCGGGACCGTCCGGGGCAGTCGTGCTCCCAGCTCCAGTACCCGCTTACCTTGTAGACCCGGGCCCTGCGGCGCAGGGCCGCAGTCATGCCGGGCCCGGAGAGCTCAACGGTCTCGACCGGCGGCAGATCCCTGCCCCGCAGGGGCAGGTAGTGCAGGTCGCCCATCAGGGCCTGCCCTGCCCCATGTAGCGGACGTACACCACGTGGACACCGTCCACGGTCCGGGCCGCGGCCTCGAAGGAGCCCGCCGGTTCGTACGCCCGCAGGCGTCCGTTGCGTATCGCGTACGCCGTGTTCCAGGCGCCGTGCGGCGTGCTGTACGCCGCCACGCGGGCCCACCGGTCCGGCCAGTCGCGCAGCTGCGCCGCAATGGACCCGTGCCTGGCGTCCCCCCGTCGGGGGGACGGCGGGGCTTCGAACGTGATCTCGCTCATGTTATCTCCTCTTGGACGTCAGGTGCCAGCCGTTGCAGGCCGGGCACCGGTAGGCCCGCTTCTCGGACTTCTCGCGCCGCTCATGCCTGGGACGGACTGCGGCAAGCGTGAGCCTGGCCGCCAGTTCGTCGCGGTACCGGAGCTTTCCGGAGGGGCAGCTCACAGCATCCCCCAGGTCTGGATCGGGATGCCCGCATCGCGGGCGAGGGTCATCGTGTTCTGCGTTCCCCTGCCGTCGGGCAGCGGGAACGCCAGGACCAGGTCCGCTCCCGCGGGCACCATGCGCTTGTTGCGCTCCGGGCCCGCGGCCCGGCCGCGGCCTTCCCAGTCCGCGGGGAACCGGTCCTCGGCAACCTCGGGGTGGGCTTTCGCCCACTGCGAGGCAAAGAAGTCGGCGCCGGTGCCGCAGGCACCGTGCATCAGGATGAAGGGCCCGTACTCCATGAGCACGTCATTCAGGGCGTCGTACACGGTCTTGGCCGTGGGCCAAGACCGGGAGCCCGTAACCAGGATCTTCACGTCATTCCCTCCGCCACCCGGAGCAGGGCCGCGAGGTCGTCAGCGCGCTCCTGGAGCGCCTTGACCTCCTTGCCCAGGGACAGGGCCCTGGGACTCACGGAGGACGTACTGCGCCATTCCTGGCGCCTCTTCTCGGCGCGCTCCGCGAGCTGCGCCCTGCGCAGCTCCAGTTCACGCAGGGTCAGGGGGTTCATCTGCCACCACCGTGGCAGATCGGGCAGCGGAGCACGAAAGCTCCGCAGTCGCACTCACCCCGGGGGGCGGGGGCGGGCCCCCGCCCGAGCAGTTTCCTGATCAGGCTCTTCATGTCGCCTCCGGGGACATAACCGAGGCCCAGGGGCCGTACAGCGTGTCGAACACCTCGCTGCTGACCAGGTCCCGGACCAAGAGACCGGTCGCCGCCCGGCTGGCGACCCCGGCGGTAACCCGGGCGGCGTCCCAGACGGCGTCCCGGGCGGCGCCCCGGGCGGCGTCTCGGGCAGCCTCCCAGGCGGCGTACTCGGCGCCGATCCCGGGCGCGCCCCAGGCAGCCTCCCGGGCGGCGCCCCGGGCGGCGTTCAGCTGGGCCGCCTGTTCGGGCGATATCCGGGACGCCTGGGCGATCAGAGCCGCCACCTGCTCGCCATTGGGCCCCAGTGCCAGATGCGCGGGGACCTCTCGCAGTACTCGCAGCGAGCGAAAGCCCCGTTTATGGCCTTGCTGGACCACGGGACGGCCGCTCACCTGAAAAAGCCTGCACGGCCAGCTACCACCGATCAGCGTTTCCGCCGCCGCGTCAGAGGCGTGGTACACGCCGTCCGTGCAGCATGCGAAAACCGTCCGGAGCGGCTTGCGCGCCACCGGCTTGCCGGTGGCCAGGGCTCCGGCGTAGTCGACAGTGCCGGTGTGAAAATCGGTGCCGTCTGGTCTCACGGCTTTCCAGTAGATCTTCATTTCAGTCGTCCCTTCCGCCGTAGGCTCCGCCGTAGTGGAGCCCGTACGGGATGTGTATGTGGTCCCCGACGTAGGCGCGTTCCGCGTGCAGGTCCATCTGGAAGTACGCGTTAGCGTCCTTGTCCGCCCTGGCGTGCCTGTTCTTGACGGCGGCGACGTTCAGCCGCCCCTGGTCATCCATCCCGCACGTGATGATGAGTTCCGGAATGGCTGCGACCTTGCCGTGGATGTCCGAGCGGCGCGGACAGGGCCGCTTCGTGCTCGGACTGTCGGCGGCATGGTGTACCAGGAGCACGTGCGCGCCCGTGGCCCTGGCGAGAACCTTGGACTGGCGCATCAGATCGCGCAGTGTCGCCCACTCGTCTCCGACGTCATAGGCGACGTCAGAAATAATGTCGATGGCGATCTGTTCCGGCCACTGGCCGTGCATCTCGGCATACGCGTCGACTTCGCCCCAGATGTGGTCCAGGGACGGATCGGGGCGGAAGTCGAACTTCAGGAAGTCGTACGCGCTGAGCAGTTCAGCCGCCTTCTGCGGCTGGCTGAAGGGCCACGCCTCCGTCTCGTCCGTGGGCCTGCTGCTGGCTATCGCCAGCAGGCGGGCACGGACCGTCTCCAGGGACGAGTCCGTGTTGAAGGCCAGAGTCGGCACCCTCATGCCGACCAGGACATTCAGCGTCAGCATGGTCTTGAAGCTGGCCGGGAGCCCGGCGATCATCGAAACCGATGACCGCCGGAACCGGATGCCCCGCTCCTGCCAGCTCGTGAACGGCATGGGCAGCGGCTCGGCCGCGGCCTCGTTGCGGCCGACGCTCCTAGAGAGCGTCTGCATGACGATGCCCGGTCCTGAGCGTGCTCATTCCTCGCCCAGCTCGGGCACGGTCAGGCCCAGAGTCACCCAGGACCACCGGTTCTCGCTGTCGCCCCGCAGGGCGACTATGGCCGGGTATTCCCAGTCGCCCAACCTGAGCAGGTCCATCATGATGTCCGTGGACGCCATGTCGTCCAGGCCGTACGTGTGCCAGGCGCGCGGGCCCGCCATCCGGACGGGCCGGAACGGCGGAGTGTACTGCCAGGTACTGACATTTTTCGCCCGGATCCAGTTGTTGATCCGGGTCACAGGCCCCTCGCTCTCCCGAGCGTCCGGGAGCAGAACGAACGTGACCAGGCCATCGCTCACGACTGGCCCTCCGGGTCGATCAGCTCAGCGGCCTGCTCAAAGCCTTCCGCGACGTAACCCATGTGCTGGGAGCGGAAGGCTCTGTACAGCGCCGCCAGTTTCCGCAGCTTAACGGCGGATTGGTGCGCCCTGAGGGCGTCGTGCGAGTCCAGGTAGTGGTACGCCTCATCGGAACTCATGCCCGTCTGGCTGACTGCCGCCATGAGCTTGGCGGATGGACTGGGTTCCGTCGCGGCCCCGAGCACGGGGAGCCCCTCGTCGCCCATCAGCCGACCACCGGGTTGAGCTGAGCGAAGACCTGGGCAACCTGCGGATCGCAGTACCATGCCTTGCCCGGCTGGCCCGAGGGGGTCAGGCCGAAGAAGTTGTACATGCCGCCCTTGCCCGGGTTGCCCTTGGGCACCCCGGCCAGCTGGGCAACGGTGTCCACCTGGGCCTTCTGGCCGGTCAGCCGGTACCAGCCCTGCGGGGCCGGGTACTCCTTGCGCTGCCCCTGTGCGGCCTGCTGGCCGCCCCACTGCGGCTGAGCCGGGGGCTGGGGGGCTCCGCCCCACTGCGGTGCCGCAGGCACCGGCGGACCCTGGTAGCCCGGTGCCTGCGGCACTGACACGTTGGGCCCGAACGGCGGAGCCGTCTGTGCAGGGAACTGGTTCACGGGCACCGGCACCCCGGTGGCCTGCGCCCAGGCCGCCCGCAGGCGCCCGGTGACAGCGGCCAGGGCCTCCGTCGCTTCGGCCAGGCCTTCGGCCGTGTTGGACCGAATGACCATCATGCTGCCATCGGGGAGCCTCGGGGACCACGTGTAGACGTGGTCCGCCAGGGAGTAGGGGTACTCCGGATACGTGGCGCCGCCGGGGGCGGGCGCCGCCTGGTCTTCTTCGTTCCAGTCCTGGCTGTCCTGCTCGGTCATGCGGTTCTCCTCGATCTTCAGCACACGGATCGGGCCCAGCGCGGACCCGATCAGATTCAGAGCGTTGACGTCCTGCTGGTCCCAGGTCACCGGTGGCCGCAGGGCCAGGTGGCCCGCGCGTTCCACGCCAGGCACTTGGCGCACTTGTGCTTGCCGGCCGGAGTCGGCTCCAGCTCGCCCTCGCGGCAGACGTAGCCGCAGAGGGCGAGATTCCCGGGCCGGGGAACCGGGAAGCACCCGGCGCACACGTAGTGCAGGGCCTCCGGCTCCCCGGCGGTGTCCGCCGACACCAGGTCGGCGAAGGCCGCCTCGTTGATGGTCATTTCCTCTCCCGGCACTCGGGGTATCGGGCATGCAAAAGGCAGGCGCGGTACGCCTGCCTGTCGTTGATCAGAACTGCCGTCAGGTCGTCCCGCAGGACGATCAGGAGCCCGTGGCTCCGCCTGACAATCTCGCCCGCAAGGGCGGCTGGCCGCGGCTTACCGGCGGTTACTTTTTCCTGGTACCAGGAAAAAGCCTGGTCAGAGCCGCAGGCGGCGGTTAAGCCCGCCAGGAAGGCGGCCAGGAGGGCCAGAGGGGCCCTCACTTGGCCCCGGGTGTCAGGCGGCGGACCCACAGGACGTGGAAGACGCCGTACGCGGCGATGATGGCCAGCGCTACGGCGGCCCAGACGACGGCGAAGGGGTCACTCCGGCGGATGCCGTCGGCCAGCGAAACGCCGTTGGCCGCAGCGAGCAGGCACCACGCGGGCACCTTGTTCTTGCGGACCAGGGCCAGCAGGCCCAGGGCCGTGAGGCAGATGCTGATGATGAGCAGCATGAAGTCTCTCCTTGGTCAGAAAGGGGGATGTTCGTAGTTCTCGTGATCCGGGTCGTAGCGGGAGGCCAGGGGGCCGCCCTTGGCGGCGCAGGACGACGCCACATCACAGATGAAGCAGTCCGATGTGTCCGCCGTGAACTCCCCGGTCTGGATCTTCGCCCACGCCTGGGCGAAGACCTCGCCCACGGCCTCCGGCGTGTACGCGGCAAGCTCGTACGGCTTGCCGAGCGTGCCCCGGCGGTTCAGGAACGGCACACCCAGGGCGGTCTCGACTCCGTACTTGACCTGCATAAGGGCGTTGTACGTGCCGAACTGGTCGCCGTTCTTCGGCGGCCTTTTCCCGGACTTGAGGTCCACGTCAATGAGCCTGTCGAAGACCGGGTCATGAAAGATCCGGTCCACGTAGCCCTTGATCTCAACAGGACAGCCGGGCAGCATGCCCGACACGTTCAGCTCGATCGCGGGCACGCCGTCCGGCGTGGTCCAGATCGTGTACGGCGACCGCTTGCGCCAGTCGATGTACGACTGGATGAACTTCGGGCCGTTGACGTTCCAGACCTCGATCGGCTCGCTCGGAGAGCGGCCCCAGTTCCACTCGTTGGGGTCCACCCTGCGGGCCTCGTCGAGCTGGAAGACGAAGCGCTCCTGCCAGCTGCGATGCACGGTGTACTCGTCCCAGTCCGGCGTGCCGCCCAGCTTCACCGAGTCCCTGTCGTACGCCTCCGTCACCTCGTGGACGGCGGAGCCGCCGGCCGACCACAGGGCCGGGCGCCTCGGCGCCGGAGTGAAGTATCTGAGGAAATAAGACTTGGCGCACCGGTTCAGCGTTTCCCGGGCACTGTGACTCAGATGGGCCGGGCGCATCAGCACCGGACCCTCCTTTCCCGTTGCCGTTCGTCGTTGCATGTACGGCACGCCCGCTTCTGGTCGGAGGACCTGTACGTGTTCTCCGGGGTGAATTCGTGCCCGCGGATGCAGTGCGTCTTGCGGGCATTGACGGCCGCAGCCCCGCGGGGACCGCGGGCCCCCTTCTTCATGACCACGGGCGCGATCTCCGTGCGCAGGTCCACGCGGTCTGCCGGGACCCAGCGCATGACCGGGCTCGGCTTCCCGAGCCGCATGCTCATGCGCAGCCAGCGGCCATTGGCCGTCTGGCCCACGTACTGAGCGGAATGGACTGTCCCGCCCCGCTCCACCCAGGCGTCCCCCGCCGGGGGTCCGGAGGGCCAGCGGCGGGACCGGGCCCAGTCCACGGCGTCCCGGGGCGCCTCTGCGGGAGCCTCACGCTCCGCCTTCAGGCGCTGGACGTGCTCCCCGACCAGCGCGGTCACCATCGCAGCCGCGTAGCCCGTCTCGCGGGTTACGGCGTCGATGCGCCACCCCGTGGCGCCGCGCATCCCGTACAGGGTTTCCGCGAGCTTCGCCCGCTCTTTCCTGTCCATCAGGGCGAGGCGCCTGGTCAGGTTCCGGCGGAACTTGTACCGCTCGTACTGGTCGGTACCACCCCAGACCCCGAACTCCTCGCCCCAGCTTGTCGCGCGGCAGCGCGACTTCACAGGGCAGGACTCGCACACTTTCTTGGCCAGACGCCAGCGGCTCAGGGGGCGGGCCCCCGGCTGGGTGCTGACGGGCAGGGGGCCCGGATACCAGAACGTCCCCTCCAGCTCCTCCTTGTCCAGCGCCGCGCACTTGCGCGGATCAGGCGCCGCGGGGATCACGGCGTGTCCGGTTCGATGAGGTCGGCGGCCCGTCCCTCCAGCTCCCGCCTCCAGGCGGGCTCTTCCGTGCTCATGTCCGCGGCTCCTTGTGCATCTCGAAGGTGAACGTGCCATCGCCGTTGTCACGGTTCGTGAGGTTCTTCAGCCGCTCCCAGGCGACGACTTCCATATCCCCGAACCAGAGGTCCCACTGCTCCGGCGGGACGGTGCCCCGGTCGTACGCCTGCATGATCAGGTCGTACAGGGGGTGGTCCCTGAAGTGCCGTTCGACCAAGGGGCGGCAGACGTCCCGAGCGAGCTTGTCTGCATCCTTCATGTCTCTCCTTCGGGCATGCAAAAGGCCCACCCGGATCGGTGGGCCTTGGATTGTTGCAGGTCAGGCGGCTACCGCCATCGAGAACCGAACAATGACAGGCGAGGTGCTTACCCAAGGGCAAGACATCCCAGTGTCGCCAATGGCTCCAAGGGCGCCGAGATGAACACCCCCGGTCATCACCATCGGGGGAAGAACAACCCGGCTCCGGGTCGACGGAGCCGACCGCTGGCCCTTCACGGCAACCCGGAGACTCAGCAGACCCAGGAGGTCCGCCTTCTGGCGGGGCGTGAAGCTGTCCAGCTGGTGCTGTGCATCGGCGGCCAGGGCCTGAAGGGCCTCCGCCTGCCGGCTGGCGGTCTCTGTCTCCGCCTGCCAGGCGGCTACCTGGGCCCGCTGCCTGCCCAGGGCTGCCAGTTCCTTTTCCAGGGGCCTGACGGCCCGTTCCACGGCTTTCTCGGCCTCCTCCCGGGGGAGCTTGCGCCGGGCCGCCGCGCGGGCGGCGGTGGTCATGGTCAGGTCGATGGTCTCGGTTTGCTCCTCGATCTGGCGGTCGAGGTCCGCCAGGCGCTTCAGATAGTCGGCACGGCTGCCCGCGCTCAGTCCCGCCTGTTCCCGGGCCAGCTTCTTCATGCGTTCGGCGTCCATGAGCAGGCTCTGCACGTGGCCCCAGGCCCAGGCGTCAGTGATGCTCGCCGGGACGGCGGGGCAGCCGCACGCATTCTTGTGCGTGCGCATCCGGCACATGTAGTGCTTGCCGCGGCCTACGTAGTAGGAGCCGCACAGTGAGTCGATGCGGCCGGAGAGCATGAAGCCCTCGGCCCGCTTGGTGATGCGCCGCCGGGGCCGCACTGCGGCCTTCAGCTCCGCTATCTCCTCTTCGGAGAAGATCGGCGTGAGCTTGATGGTGACGCTCTCGCGGGCGGTCTCCTTGCTCTTGCGGACTTTCCGGAAGCGGACCTGTGCTTTGTGCAGGTCTTCGCGCATCAGGACGATACGCAGGTCTCCGCCCGTCCAGGGCTTTCCGGTCCTGGTGGTGCGCCCCTGCGCGTTCAGCGCCAGGGCTGCGTCGTGCCATGCGCCCTCGTGCTCCAGCACGAGTCTGCGCGCGATGCGCAGGGTGTCCGCCTCGTGGCGGGCGGTGCATGCGCCGTCTTTGTAGGCGCACGCCTCCCTGCCGTCGCACTCGTCCGGCACAAGCCGGGACAGGCTCTTCTTGCCCAGGTTCTCCACGCGGTAGCCGAACTTCGGCTTGCCGCCTGCGTAGCCGCCCTCCAGGGCTTTTTCCTGGACCCCGTTCTGGGTCCGGGTCCGGATGCGGATGTATTCCTTGAAGGCGTAGTGCGCCTCCTCCCGCATGGCTTCCTTGCCCTCTTCGGAGGTGTTGTCCATGCCGGTCTTGGCGTCGGCGACGAAGATGCCCTGATCTTCCAGCTCCCACACCCAGGAGTAGTACGCCCGGTCGGTGCGTCCGATGACGCGGGATTCGGGGACTACGACTACGTCGAAGCCCTTGCCCGGGGCGGCTTCCATGAGCCGTTTCAGGTCGGGCCTGTCGGCAGCCTGAAGGCTGCCGCTGACGCCCGGGTCTTTGTAGGTCCCGACGTGCTCCCAGTTCTTGGAGCCGATGTAGCGCAGTCCGCGCTTCTCGCCGAAAGTGAGGCCGTAGCCTTCTGCCTGCTCCTCCGTGGAGACGCGCAGATAGAGCACGGCCCGCAGGCGCGGGCGCTGATAGGTGCCGATCGCGTCGAGCGCTTCCGTGAGAGCCTTGTTCATGTCAGTCCCTTCCGACTGGCCGGACCCCGGGGCGTTGCTGCGCTGCCGGGGTCACCCATGCGGCGGATTATGCCGCTCTGGGTGGCTCCGCGGGACCGAAAAGCATTTTCAGCAGCTTCAGATGCCGCTCCGCGGAGCCGGGAGCGTCGGTCTCCGTCCAGATGACCGTGAGGTCGAGTTCGCTCTCGTGCTCCTTGAGCCACTCCCGGGCTTCGTCCGGGGTGGGTATGCCAGTCATGCGCCCTCCCTGTCGTGTACGGGGCAGGGCCCCGTGGGGGCCAGGCCCCCGGCGGACGTGCGGTTGATCCGCCCCGGGCGCTGTGCGCCGCAGTGGCAGACGGGGCCGTATCCGGCCTTCCAGCCTCCGGCTTCCCAGCGCCGGATTGACTCCGCGATCCATGCGAAGCGTGCCGGGATCTCGGGTTCCGGCTGGCGGAAAAACTCCCAGGCGGCCCGCGGCCGCTGGAATGCCGGGGCCAGCATGAAGCGGCCCCGGCCGCGGCCGGTCTTTGTGTCCCAGGCGAGATCCTGTCCCGCCCTGCGGGCGGCTGAGCCGCCCTGTACGGCTTTCAAGAACTTCTCCTGGCTGTCCAGGATGCCCCGGGCGCCGAAGGGCCCCAGGACGACCGTATGGGTCGTCTCCGGGGCCTGCGGGAAGGCGATCTGCCCGACCACTGCAAGGCGGTGGGTGCGGGCGCGGAGGTCGTCAAGCTGGTCTATGACCAGGTCTGCGACCTCTTCAGCAGTTCGCTCCCTGTTCTCGGGGTCCGTCAGGATCGCCGCTACGGCGGCGATCTCTCTCGCGCTCACCTGAGTCCTTCCAGCGCATGGCCGTGTCCCGCGAGACGCCGTAGATCCGGGCTATGTCGCCCAGCGACATCCCGGCGTCGTACGACCGGGACACGTGGATGTGTTTTTCCAATGTCGCGCGACGCTCTTCCCGCGCATACAGGCGCAGCTCCGCCTCCAGCGCATGGCGGCGCTCGGGCGGCAGGGCTGGCTTGGGTCCGCGTGGCATGCATGCTCCTGGTCTGTACCTGGTGATAAACAGAAAGATCACCGTAGCGTCCGATGGATCGGACGCGCCAGGGGCATCTCGGACCGATGGCCCAAGCTTTGCCTGTGCTTTACCTGCGCACCCACGAGGGATGCAGCCATGCCGGACCCCAGACCCGCACGCCAGAGGCGTGCCGACCGCGCCCGCAGGGCGCTGTGTGCTTGGCCAGCACGTACACGCATTTGCCCTTGCGCCCGCGTGAGCAGTCCGCCGCCAGGCGGACACGGACCAGGCCGGGGGGGTGCTCCCCCCGCACGGTCCGGCCGCGGAACGGCCGCCCGTACGGGACGGTGCAGCGCACTGTCGTGCGCGGAGCGAGCCTCATAGTATGCCCTTGGGAAGGCGCTCCCCGTTCTTGCCCGCCTCGATCAGCGAGTCGAGGGCGGCCAGAACGGAGTCCTGGCTGTTGCCGCCGCGAAAGAGCACCTTGGCCTCATGGGGCGACAGACCCAGTGCGCCTTGTGCGTAATCCATGATCGTCCTCCCGTCCGCCAGGTCGAACGCTTGCCAAGCGAATGCAAGGGAGTCCTCGCCGTACTGCCAGCTCAGCGCCTGGCCGTCCAGGACTGCGGCCCAGCCTGCGACGCAGTACGTGGTGCCGCACCCGTCCCCCTTCCGGGGGTCGGTCCCGGCCCTGGCCCACCAGTTCTGCTGGTGAGCCTCCGGCTCGGTGAGGACCTTCTCCCGGACCTGCATCAGAAGATCGACATTGTAGGTCTCGCTCATCGCTCGCTCGCCTCCGCCGGGGCCGTGACCGGCAGGACGCCCGCCGCTTCGGCGGCTTCCCTGAGGCCGGTCCAGGACTCGCACCATCCGTGCCACTCGGCAATCCTGTCCAGCTCGGCCGCGCTCGCCGGCAGGGCCCCCAGGACGACCCTGGCCTCGTCCGGGAACGCCCGGGCGTTCTCCGCGATCCAGCGGATCAGCGGGTCGGCGGACGCCTGCAAGGCGTCCCAGGCCGCCGCCCGGTCCGCGCTGAGCTGGTCCCAGGCGAGGGACGGCTCGGTGTGCCCCGTCTCGGTGGCCAGGGCCACGTAGAACCGTTTGTGCGCCTGTCCGAACGAGGCGAAAAACGCCTCCACTTCCGGGTACATGCTCGTGTCCTCTCCGGTCGGGATGGGAAAAGGGGCGCCCCGATGCCGCGGGACGCCCCTTGGTACTCCCGCCTGGGCTCGAACCAGGCACCTCCGCCTTATCAGGACGGCGCTCTGACCAGCTGAGCTACGGGAGCATGGAGAAGCCCCCGCCGTGAAGCGGGGGCCGGTGTGCTGTCAGACAGTGAACTCCTTGGCGAACTCCGTGAAGGACGCCCAGGCGTCCCGCCCGAACTCCAGCACGGGACCGTGCGGGTCCTTGGAGTCCTTCACGCCGACGCCTCCGGCGACGGCGACGGCAACACAGTTTTCGGGGTTGGTGTAACTGGATGTGGCGTAGTGGGCTCCGCGGTATACGCCGAGGTCTGGCCTGATCCTGAGCATCCGTACAGCTCCTCCCTGATGAACTCCCGGGAATCGCGCGTGCTCATAGCACGCCCGACCATGTCTGAGAACGCGCCGTTGAGCGTGGCGATGTCCTCGGTGGTGATCGTATAGAACCCTCCGATTGCTGTCTCCAGGTGGCCCACAATGGGTCCGGGATCCAGGACGAAGAGGCTGAACGGCTCCGCCGTGACCGGGATCGGGGTGTCCACGGGGAGCACCTGGATCACGACGTTGTTCGGCTCCTCGATCTGCGACAGGAGCTGCCGCAGCTGCTCCGCGTGGCTGTGGGCGTTCATCAGGGGGTATCTGATCGCGTTTTCCCCGATCAGGAACCAGGCCAGGCACCCGTTCAGATGTGCGCGGCGGTTGAAAAACGCCTCCGACCGCCTGCGGCGGTGCGTGACCAGAGGGCCGACGTCCTCCGTCGGCCGCCCGGGCGTGTGGCTCTTGATGGCACCCGCGGTGTACGCGGGGGTCTGGAGGAGCCCGGGAACCACGCGGGGACTCCATGTCCGGTAGGCCAGGGTGCACTCGTCCAGTGCCGCCAGGCGGTCTATCGCCTCCGCGCCCATGCCGCCGGCGACCTGGCCCACGCCGCGCTGGTCAGCGGCCCTTAAGGCCTGCATGGCGCGCTTGGCGCGCATCGTGCTGTCAGACATGACTCACGCCTCCTGCGGCAGGTAGCCGTGGAATTTCATGTCCCTGACCGCGACCGGACTAAGGGCGAGAGTGACACTGTCGCCCTCGGGGGCCGACTCCAGGCCCTCGCTGATAATGCGGCCAACGGCCCAGTGGATACCGGCCTCGTGACTCGAACCCGGGAATCCCCCGGCCTGAACTCGCAGATTGTTGTGCCCGGTGTTGATGCCGTCCCCGGCGCCCCGCGCTTGCCTGCGGATGCTCTCCCACTGCTCTCGCGTGAGAGTGATCTGTTCGGTGTCCATGGCTCCCTCTCCTGAGCGTGCACTGATTCTGACGCACCTCACGGTGCGCTGTCAGGCCAGAGGGCCTGAATCCTCTCCCTGAGGGGTGAACCCCCGCGCCTGCAACCCGGGAGAGGTGGGGGAGGCGCGGGGTGCTGGTGACTGCGGCTGCGCAGTCACGGCGACGGCTCACCCGGAGGTGAACCGCACCGGTGGTGAACAGTCAGCGGACACGCCGGATCGGGCCGGATGAGGCCCGGCTCCATCCCGTGTACCTGGCGAAGCGGCACTCCTGCACATACGCCTCAAGCTGGGGTTCTACCTGATCCCAGAGCGCGTCCCGGCGCTCCGTCCGCAGCGCAAGGGCCTCGCCTCCGTCGCCGGGACGGACCTGCGGGAGAACTGCGTTCGCCACCCCGTAGAAGGCGTCACGGAAGGCGGTGACGTCCCCTTCTGTGGCTACCCAGAAATCAAAGGCGTCGCGGTCGTCCTGCTCTGGGCCGTCTCGGTCCTCGCGGTGAGTCCACCGCCACACGCCATACGTCTCGCTGATGACCTGCCGGACCACGTCCGCAAGTTTCCGGTTCACGTTCTCGGTCCCCTCCTACCGGTATCCCCTTTGCGGGGCCAGTCGGGCGCCCTTCCCTCAGAGGGCGCCCGGCAAGCTCAGCAAAGTGTGTGCTGCGCACACCCCGCGCAGCATGCGCGCATGAAGCGCGCCCAGTCCTCCCGGACTGGCATCCCCTCCCTCGGGCCCTGCGGCCGCGCTGGCGGCCTCGTGGCCGTGCGTATGTCGCTCCTGTCCTCCGTGGTGTGCATAGGGCCCCCTGCGGGCCCGGGCCCGCGCACCAGGAGGTGCGCGGTTAGCGCTCTGTCCGGACCAACAGGGCGCACGTGCGAGACGTGCACCCGATGGCGGGGCAGGGTCAGTAGACCCTGGGCTCCGGGTCGTCCAGGGTCCGGTCAAGACAGCCCAGGTGCGCCCGGCCGTCGCGGTAGACAAAGGCGGGGTCGCGCAAGACCACCCCGCGCCGGGGACCCTCGGTGTCTGTGATCGTCTCCCCGCAGAAAGCGCAGGGGCGTCCGGTCACAAGCGGCCGGTAGTCGCGCGGGGGATCGAATGCCCACGCACCGCTGCTGATCGTCATGGTCGATCTTCTCCTGTCGAGTCATACCGCTGCGGCCTGTCCGGCCAGGGAACCGCAGGTGCCCCGGAGGGGGGCAGGAGGCACCTGCGGCGGTCTGGTGGGGCAGGGTCAGTACATGTCCAGTTGACCCGCGTTCAGTGCGGCCACCGTGATCCCGTGGCCGATACGAGCCTCCGTGATCTCCGCGTAACCGCATCGGTAGTGGTCACGGTAGTCGGACGGCTCACTGTCCGGACCGGCCTCGAACACCATCGTCTCGAAGGCTTCGGGCGCTCGCTCGGGGTTCAGGGGGGTGTCGAAGACCCGTGGGGCGGAGCCGACCAGGGCGACGGTGGAGACGACCCACCGTCCATCGTCGCTGACCGTTTTCATGTCCAGGGCTCTGATCATCAGGTGGCCTTTCCGATGCGGAAGCGGTATCCGCTTCCCGTGTGAGCCCACTCGGAGCCAAGTTCCTTGCGTACCAGACAGGCGGAGAAGCGCTGCGCCTCCGCCTTACCGGCGTGCCGGTTGTCGTAGAGCACCATGCCAGCAGCGACGGCCGCCAGGCGGACCGACGCGAACGGGCCCTGTGACCGCTCGCTGCCGTCGGGCAGCGTCCGGAAGAGCGTGTATGTCATCACTCACCCCTCGCAGGGTCCAGGATGCCCGCGTAGCGGGCTATCTCCCCGGCGCTGGCCTCCACGGGCACGGCCCCGTCCTCCGGCTCCCACAGGAGCCGGACGCGCAAGCGTGACGCGCCCAGGGCGACGCCCGGAGCCATACGCAGCATCCCGTACTCATCCATGACGTCCATGAAGTGCTGCTCGCACATGGGCAAGTCGTCGGCCTTGCGCTGCGCGCAGAAAGTGTCTCGGGGCATCCCGTACGAGGTCTGCCAACCGCAGATCATCGAACCGCGCCACGGCTCGCGGGGCAGGGTCTTGATAGCTTGGTCCATGGTCCCGTTCCTCTCTAAGGTTGTCGGGATCGAGAGACCCCCCCCGTGCGTCCGCACCACCCCATGCCGGGGGTGGGCGCAGGAGGGGGTCTCACCTGTGCACTGCATGCACAAGGGGCACGACCTGCCTTACGCAGGTCATGCCGATGCGCCGGCAGGATCAGTTCTCGTACGCGCCGTCGTACTGGCACTCCCAGATAACGCTGGAGTCGCTGAGGCCCTGGGGGAAGATCTCGCATCCCGCCTCCGCGCACTCCGTGCACAGCTCCGGCTTGGTCGTGTCACCGCTCACGGTGACGTCCATGCAGTCGCGGCACGCGCAGGACGTGTAGCCGCTCTGCGGCGTGACCTCCAGGTCGGCAAGTGCTTGCGCTTCGCGAGTCGGTACGTCGTACCGGAAGTCCTCGTGGGTGTTCTCGTTGTGCAGAACGATGTAGCTCATGATCGATCCTCTCTTATCGCTCATGTGGACTGTAGAACCAAGGGGGTGCCCACAGCGTGGGCACCCGATGGCCGCACAGGGTCAGACGTGCATGATCCGGAGGGATGCGAGATCCCCGTACCTGCGCAGAAATGCTCGCGCCGTCCGGATCTCCCAGGACTCGCCGCAGTCGAGCAGGGGCTCGATGCACCCGGCAAGGGAGTCGAGCGCTTCCCTGGAAACCGTGCCCGAAGCACCCCTGCCGGGGTGCCAGCTGAGAGCCCTCAGCTCGGCACCGATCTCCGGGCTCTCGTCACCCTGATAGGTGCCGCCGCCCGACACGTGGACCATGAGCGACTCGGTGAGCCGTACGTCGAACCGGGCCACGGGCACGATCAGGGCGGAGTCGTTTGCCCCCCACACGTCGTGCACATCCCAGGGAAAGCCTCCCGTGAGCACAACGTGCGGCCAGGGGCCGGTGACCGGCTCGCAGCCGAAGCACCCGCACTGCGGGTTGTACGGCTCCGGGGCAGCGTCGTACGGGTCCTCCAGGAGGTCCACGGTGCCGTCCGGTGCGACGTCACCTATCACCCGGTCGCCCGCCCGCACGGAGCGGGCAAGCACAGGAAGGACTCCCGGGGGCAGTGGCGTGCGGAGCTTGATGGCTTGACTCATGCTCACTCCGCCGTGTCGCACAGGCACAGGGTCGTCGTCGTCGTGGGCGCCGCGGCGCGCTTCCATGAGGCGCCGCGGTGTTCCACGCGGTAGCCCTTCGGGACGGGGAGACCCTTCGCAATCTCCCGTACCGACCAACTGCGTTCGCGCTCCGCGCCGCAGTCCTCGCAGGTCTCTTCACGCCATTCAAGCGCCATGGTCAGCCCCTCCACTGCTCATGTGATGCCGAGAGATGCCGCTCTCGGCCAGTCCGCAGGACTGATGGGGCGTACGGAGTGAAGCCGTACGCCCGACCGCTCTGCGGGCCGTGCTACGCGTAGGTGCAGCAGTCCGAGACGAACCCGTACCAGCCGCCCGGGTACCGGCGGTCCACGAAGCGCTGCACGCGCTCCGCCGTCTCGCTGTATACGGGGTGTTCGTCGCTCATGTCGTACGGGCTCTGGGGGTAGGCGTCCGCGATCCAGTTACACGCCTCGGTGATCTCCTCGGCGGTGACGCCGTTCATGCTCATGCTTGTGTTCATGTTCCAGCTCTCCTCTGGGTCATGACTGCTCATCAGGCACGCCGCGATGCCGCGCGGCGCACTTGACGAGACAGGGCCCGTGAAGGGCCCTGTACGTCGTTTCGCAGGGCTCTGTGGCCCTGCAAGCGTCACCTGTGCCCACGGGGTTCGTCGCGCATCCGGGGTCAACCCCCGGGGATCGCTCCCCCGCGCCATGTCCTGACGCCCTACCCGTGACGTGTCGGCGGCTGCCGGTCCAACGGGCCCATGCTCTGAAGTTGTCCGCTCGGCTCCCCCCTTGCGGGGTTCCCCTTGCTGCAATCACGACTCTGCCAGCATCCGATCTGTCGGACAAGGGGCACACACGTAAAGGGTTGGCAAAGTTGAAAGTGATCATGAACACCAGATGAACTGCCCTGTCCTGAGCAGGGAGTTCACGCATGGGTGTGTGAAGCACCAGGACGGAAGTGCCGTCCCGGACCGGGCAGAGCCTCCGAGATCTCTGACGCTTTTGATCTTCGCAGGGCTGCACATGCGCAACGGCCGTACGGCCGGGAACCCCTGGGCTCACCCGCCCCTGCCCCGCAGGGGGCTGAGAGCCCCTCAGGAGCCCTCCCGCGCATGCGGGAAGAGGATCCCGCCACCGGGGTCCACGAGCCGAGGGCGAGGGGCTGTATGTCATACAGACCCCCGGCCCGGGCTCCGGAACGCGTTCGGGGGTCACCGGAACCTCTGGCGGGCCGGGGCGCGGCGGGGCCGCGAGTGCCTCGCACGCGCGCGCGTACGCGCAGAGGGGTCGGCACCAGCCGACCCCGGGACACCCCTTCCGCCGACGCCCCTCAAGGGGCTGGCGGTACAGCCTGCGGCGAAAAGGGATGCCAGCCTCCCGGGCTGGCTCCCTGAGCCGGGAGGTGATCGCTCAAGCGATCCCCCCCCCTGGGCGAGCCGTCAGGCTCGCCACTGGTGTGCCGCAGGCACACACGGCGGGAGGTGTGCCCTGCACACCGACCAGCTGGTGCACGCCCACCGCTCTGCGGCGGTGGTGTGCACATGATCCATATGCCCCAGGAGCCTGCCCGTCAGGGGCAGGCTCACCTGATGACCACTGGTGTGGTCATCCCGTGTGTGTGCCCCTACCGGGCACACACTATGGGCGACAGGGCTCTGACCTGCACCTACGTGCAGGGCTGGGCCTGGCTGTCGCTCCCGCTCCAGTCCAGGACCCCTTACATCCCGCTCGTATGAGCGGGATCATGCTCCCCTGTACGTATGAGCGCCCATATGGGCGCGATCTTGACCCGGGGATGCTAAACCCCCGGGTCCTGGACTGGACTGGTCCACCCCTAAGGGTGTGGCCCAGACCCTCCAGCGGCTTGGCCGCTATTCCGTGCGGCCCCTGGGGGGCCGTCATATCCGGGCGCCTCCGGGCGCCCCTGTCCCGCGCGCCGGCGCGGGCATGGGGACCCCTGGCTCGGGGGAATCCAGGGCATTACTTCTGGATAGCGCGGTCTCTGCACACAGGGTCTTTACTGCTGTCCGCCACGGCGCTCCTGCCTTCGGACGCCCTGTGCTCGTGGATGGCCCGGCTGAACCCGGGCACACGTACGCGGCGCCCTCTGACGGCCTACGTCGCCCTCCTGGGGCGGCGACCGGGGAGCGTGCTCACCCGGCAGGAGTCAGTCTATCCGGTGTTACCGCCGGTAACTCCCCTACGCCACGCCGCGGCCGCCGCGAGTTTTCCCGCGGTCGGTCTGGGGGTTTCCGCCCTGCGGAATCCGAATTCCACGCCACTTCCAGTCTCTGGGAACCGAGGTCCGCCCTTCGGCGGACGTGCAGGCGATGTGCACCCATCGCCCCATGAATTTCTCGATCTCGCTGCCTACGGCAACTGCGCCGAGGCAGAGCGGGCACCTGCTGCCGGCGAATTTGGCCTTCACTGCGACTCCCTTCCCGGGTCGTCCCTCAGCGTAGACTGCTAGCATAAAATCGCTAGCAGTCCAGGGGGTGCAGTGGTAGTCAAGATCGTGGGCGGGTCCACGAACTCCAGGGACCGCCGCCGTACGGTGAAGTCGTCCCGGAACGCCAAGGACGTGATGCTGGCCGGGATCAGGTCCGGACTGACCGTCAAGCGGGCCTGTGAGGCCGCTGAGCGCGGCACGAGCACCTTCGCGTACTACAAGGCCCAGGATCCCGAGTTCCGCCGGCTGGCGGAGGCCGCGCTCACCGAGCGCGCGCAGGGGTACGACGCGGGGTCCAAGGAAGTCCCGGACTTCCCGGAGTTCTGCGAGAAGTACCTGGACACGAAAATGTTCTGGCACCACCTCCAGTGGTACGACCTGCTGGAGGGGCGGGAGCCCCGTGATCTGCACAGCTCCCAGCGCTTCGTGCGCGGGGACGCGGACCAGCTCCTGGTGAACACCCCGCCCGAGCACTGCCCGGCCGTGGACACGCCGGTTCTGACCGCCGATGGCTGGAAGACCATCGGAGAGGTCACCGACGACGACCTGCTGCCACACCGGAACGGGCGCTGGTACCCGATCCTGCGGACATGGGAGCCGGACGACGAAGTCCCGGTCTTTCGGGTGACGTTCGGCAACGGGTCTTCGGTGACTACCGACGCGGCACACAAGTGGAACGTGCAGCGCTCTGCGCGGCATCCCGAGAAGCAGATGACCACGGCGGAACTGATGGCCGACCTCCGTTCGCCCTCGGGTCAGCTCAAGTGGAGAGTGCGCCAGGCGGCGCCGCTCGAGGGCAAGCCAGTAGACTTGCCGATCGATCCGTATGTCTTCGGCTACTGGCTCGGTGACGGCGAGACCGGCGGGAGCCGCTTTGCCTGCTCGAGCGAGGACCGTCCGAACCTCGAGCAGGCCCTCGGACAGGCGGGTTATCCGGTTACCTCGACAGACGAACGGGGCACGTACGCCACGCTCTATCCGGCCGGGCTGCGCACCGCGCTGCGCAAGCTCGAGGTGATGGACTGCAAGCGCATACCGGCCGCGTACGAAATTGCGTCGATTGAGCAGCGGCTCGAGCTGCTGCGTGGCCTGATGGATGCGGACGGCACGATCACGGCGAAGGACGGCAGGGCCCGCTTCTGCCAGGACGCCGGACGTGTGGAGCTGAACCGACAGGTCTTCCGCCTGGTTGCATCGCTGGGGTTCCAGCCGCGGATGAAGACGTACAGCGGCGTTACGGAGATCAGCTTCAAGCCGGACGCAGAGACTTCAGTCTTCAGGCTCGAACGCAAAGCGTGCCGCCAGTTCACCCGGGCGCGCAGTCGCCGGACCGACTTCCTGGCGATCCAGAACGTCGAGCCCGCGGGAGAGGGCCGCGTGCGCTGCCTGACGGTCCTGTCGGACGACAACACCTATCTGGTCGGTGACTCGCTGATCAGCACCCGCAACGGGAAGTCCACGACCCTCACGGTCAACTATGTGACGTGGCGCATCGTGCAGGATCCGAACGTCCGTATCCTGCTGATCTCCAAGACCCAGGACATGGCCAAGCGGTTCCTGATGGCGATCAAGGACCGCCTGAGTGAGAACGAGCGGTACGCGGATCTCCAGCGGGACTTCGGCCCGATCGGCGGCTGGGCGGAGAACGCCATCTGGGCCGCCGAGAAGATCCGCGTCAACGGCGCGGACTCCGGGGAGCACGCCTACACGGTGCAGGCCGTCGGCATCGGCGGCCACATCTACGGCACGCGTACCGACCTGGCCATCATGGACGACTGCATAGACCACACCAACCACCAGCAGTACGACAGCCAGATCAACTGGATCCAGAACCAGGTCGGCTCCCGCGTCGCGGACGCGGGGGGCCGCATGCTGCTGGTCGGGACCCGCCTGGAAACGGTGGACCTGTATTCGGAGATCCTCAAGCCCTCGTACTACGTGGACGGCGAGTCTCCCTGGACGTACCTGACCCAGCCGGCAGTGCTGGAGTACGCGGACGACCCGAAGGACTGGAAAACCCTGTGGCCGGTCACCAACCGGCCTCCGGTGACCATCAAGGGCCGCAAGATCGCCGAGGCCGGCGGCTGGCCCCGCGAGGGCATGTGGCCGATGTGGCACGGGCAGGCCCTGGCCAGGAAGCGCCGCAAGATGCGGGCGCGGAACTGGTCCATGGTCTACATGCAGGACCAGGTGGCGGACGACTCCACGTTCAGGCAGGAGGACGTGCAGGGCTGTGTGGACCGGGCCCGCTATCCCGGCCGGCTGATGCCGGGCCAGGCCGACCACCGTCCGTACGGCATGGAGGGCCTGACCGTCATTGCCGGTCTGGACCCGGCCGCCGCCGGGTATACCGCCATCCAGGTCTGGGGTCTTGACCGCCAGACCAAGGTGCGGTGGGTGCTGGAGGTCCTGAACAAGAAGGCGCTCCCGCCGCATCTGCTGCGGGAGGAGATGTTCCGTATCACCGAGCGCTACGGCGTCTCGGAATGGCGGATCGAGAAGAACGCCTACCAGGCGTCCATCGTCCAGGAACGCCTGATCCGGGACTTCATGAACGCCCGCGGCGTGCTCATCGGCCCGCACACCACCGACGCGAAGAAGTGGGATTCCGATTTCGGCGTGGCCTCGATGGCCACGCTGTTCGACGGCTGGCAGGAGAAGCGGAACCTGATCCGCCTGCCGTCCCAGACGCAGTCCGAGCCGGTGCGGAACTTCGCGGAGCAGCTGTGCGCCTGGACTCCGGAGACCAAGGGCCTGACCGACACGGTCATGGCCGCGTGGTTCGTGGAGATCCGCTGCCGGGAGCTGATGGCGGACGGCCTTGACGGCTGGCACTCCGAGGCCAGCGAGTTCATGTCCCAGCGGGACCGTGAGGGCCAGATGGTCGTGGATATCGAGATGGCGCTCCAGCAGGGCGCCGTGAACGCCTGGGACGGAAGCCTGAACGGCTTCTCCGGGCCGAACTAACAAGGGGACGGCATGGGACAGACGCCCAGCGTGGGCCACATCGTCCACTACGTCAGCTACGGCACCCCGGGCGGCGAGTACGGCAAGGAGTGCCGAGCCGCCGTCATCACGGAGGTGGCGCCAAAGAGCAAGGGTGAGGGGCAGGAGATCGTCGGTCTCGCCGTGCTCAACCCGACCGGCTTCTTCTTCAACCGCGGCTGCGTGCACCACGAAGCGCTGGAGACCGAGACGATGGCACCCGCAGGCGTAGCCGCCAATCACCCCGGCGGCACCTGGCACTGGCCGGAGCGTGTGTGATGGCCGACCCGTGGCTGCCGGGCGCGCAGCGCCTGCCGTTGAGCGACATCGCCCCCACTGACCAGCAATATCCTCCCAAGGCGATCATGCACATAACCTGGGATCGCAACGCCACGAAGGCCAAGCCGCAGGCCCTGGTGCCTTTTGAGAGCCTGCGGAGCTACTTCTCGGCCGGTGGCGCCCCGGTGGCGCCGCATGTCCTGTGGGACCCGTTTACGGGGCGCTTCGCGCAGTTCTACCCGGCCACTTCGCGCAGTAAGAGCGTGGTGGACCTGCCGGGCGGGACCCGGACCAACCGGGCCGGGAAGGTCGTCATCCAGATCGAGGCGCTGTTCTTCCCGTGGTGCGTGGTGGCCGGCAAGGCGTATGAGCACCTGACGGATACGCCCTGCAAGGGCTGGCCCGAGCTGCACGCCTGGATCAAGTCCTGGGGCGTGCCGGATGTCTGGCCGATGGGCAGGCCGGTGAACTTCGACTCCAACCGCTCGGAGAGCGTGTGGGAGACGCATGGCGGCTGGTACGGGCACTCTCAGGTGCCCGAGAATGACCATCAGGACCCGGGCTCCTGGCCCGGCCTCATCGCCGCGGAGGCAGAAATGGAACTGACCGACAAGTTCACGCTCCCGAAGAGCGCCTACAACCCGGACTCGCAGACGGCCACCGTCGGCGAGTGGATCGCCTTCGCCAACCAGAAGGCCGGGGCGGCCCTGGCGTCCGCCGTCGAGGCGAACGCCAAACTGGACAGGCTCGCCGTGGGCGGCGTCGACCTCGACGCCCTTGCGGCGAAGGTCGTGGATCTCTTTGAAGCGCGCCTGAAGAGCTGACAGACGGGCATATACGGAACGAGGCCGTATCGTATATGGCGAGGGAGGTGCCAATGGCCAGCATGGATCAGATCACCCGCAGGGTGACAGCGCTTCGCGCTGACCACTCCGAGCGCGACACGCGGCACCAGACCGTGTATGACGTACGGGCCAACAAGATAGACCGGGTTCAGCCCGGCTCTCTGCCGGACGCCTGGCCCAAGCCGATCGTGGCCAACACGATCGACACCTCTGCGAGGCAGCTCGCGGAGAATCTGGCCCCGCTTCCCTCGATCAACTGCGCTTCCGGGATCACGACCTCGGACCGCGCCAAGCGGTTCGTGGCCAGGAAGACGAAGGTCGCGTACTCCTACGTCATCGACTCCCAGCTCAAGGCGCGCATGCCCACGGGCTGCGACTGGTACGTGACCTACGGATCTCTGCCCATGGTCGTGGAGCCCGATTTCAAGGACGGCAAGCCGAAGATCCGGTTCGACAACCCCAAGGGGAGCTATCCCCAGTTCGATTTGTGGGGCCGGGTCATCTGCTACGCCCGGGTGTACCGGGAGAAGGCCCATGAGCTGGCGGCCAAGTTCCCTGACGCCGCGGACCGGATCTTTGAGCGCAACTGGGCCGGCCAGCGCATCACCTCGGATGATGCGCTGATCGAGGTCGTGAAGTATCTCGACAAGGATGTGCAGCTCCTGTACATGCCGGAGCGCAAGAACGCGGTCCTGGCCGAGACGCCGAACCTGTTCGGCAAGTGCCCGGTGGCCGTGGCGGTCAAGCCGTCCTTTGATGAGCAGGACCGCGGTCAGTTCGATGACGTGATCTACCCGCACCTGGCACGGGCCCGCATGGCCATGCTGGCCCTGGAGGCCACCAACCAGACGGTACGGGCCCCCCTGGCCGTGCCGACGGATGTCCAGAAGATCAGCTTCGGCGACAATGCGGTCCTGCGGACCAACTCCCCGGAGAAGATCCGGCGCGTGGGTACCGATATTCCCACGGCCGCATTCCAGCAGGAGCAGATGCTGGCCGATGAGGTGATGCGGGGGACCCGCACCCCGGCCAGCGCCACGGGCGATGTACAGGCGTCCATCATCACCGGGCAGGGCGTCAACGCCCTGAACGGCGGCTATGACATCCAGATAGCCACCGGCCAGACCGTGATCGGTCACGGCCTGGAGCAGGCGCTGATGCTGGCCTTCGAGATGGATGAGAAGTTCTGGCCGGACAGCACCAAGACCGTGTCCGGCGTGATCAACGGAACGCCGTTCCAGCAGACCTACACTCCGGCCAAGGACATCCACGGAGACTTCAAGGTCTCCGTGACGTACGGGTTCGCCAGCGGAATGAATCCGAACCAGGCCCTGGTCTTCCTGCTCCAGCTCCGCGGGGACCAGCTGGTTCCCCGGGACTTCGTCCAGCGGCAGCTGCCCATGGACGTGGACGTGAGCCAGCTCCAGATCCAGATTGACAACGAGCAGATCACGGATGCCCTGAAGCAGGGCCTTTTTGCCGAACTGTCCTCGATCGGGATCATGGCCCAGCAGGGCATGGACCCGACCCAGATCCTGCGCAACAGCGCCCAGATCATCGCCCTTCGCGAGAAGGGCGTCCCGATCCATGAGGCGATCCTCCAGACCTTCCAGACCCCTCCGCCGCCGCCGTCCCCGGCGGGCGGGGGCCCCGGCGCCCCGGGGAGTGAGGGCTCGCCCGGGGCGCTCCAGGGCCAGAATCCGACCACGGGTGCCCCCATGGGCGTCGCCCCCGGCCAGGCCGGGATGGGTCCGGGCGGCAAGCCGGATCTGATGAGCCTCCTGGCCGGACTTGGGTCCGGCGGCAGCCCGAATCTGTCCGCCTCTGTGAAGCGAAGTGTCCCGGCATGAGCAACTGCGAGACCTGCGGCCGGGATGACGGCCACCACCTGGGATGCGCGGAGGCGCCCCAGTTCTTCGAGCTGCATCGGCGGCCCGACGCTCCCGATCCCGAGGAGCACATGGCCGAACTCGTCGAGAAGGCCGGGCAGTGCGCCTTCGGCGACTGCGCGAACGCCCGGCGCCCGAAGGGCAAAGGCCGTGCGCCCATGTACTGCAAAGAGCACAGCGACCCCAAGAGCAGGAAGTGATGACCGTGTCCGACACCGCATGGCCCGGCGACCCGTATCACGAGGGCGCCAGCCAGCCCCTGGCCCACCTCCAGGGCGGCATGCAGGGCCCGCCCACCCAGATGCCGATGACCTCCGAGGCGATGACCAATCCGCGTTCCGCGGCGGCGGAGAACATCCAGCAGAGCTGGAACAGCACCTCGCTGGGCGCAACTCCGCCGCCGACCCCGAACAACGACAAGAACGAAGCCCACTGACCAGGCTTTTCCGGCGTTCACCGAAAAAGGCAAGGGGGAGCGATGGCCTGGTGGTCGATCGAAGACGTGGCGTTCCGTGCCGCTCTTGAGCGAGTGGCCGCAGGCGAGGACCCCGGCCTCGTAGAGGCCGAGTTGTACGCCAATTCCGAAGTGGTGAACGTCGAACCCGAGCAGTAGGAGGAGTGAATGGCCAACGGCCACGGGGGTCCACGGACTCCCGGCTCCCCCGCCCCGGTCTCCGGGCCGGGGAGCCTGAGTAAGCGCGTTGACGGCGGCCCGGGGGCTGCCCGGCAGCCGATCCGTGTCCCCACGGGCGGCGCCTACGGCGACGCCACACAGCTGCGCGGCGACCAGCAGGGCGCCGCGATGGCCGCCTCTGCGGGCGGCGACGCCCCGGCCCCCGGCCTTCTGGCCGGGCTGGCCCTGCCCACGGGTCCGGCGTTCAACGCCCCCACGCAGCAGCCGGGCACTCCGGTCACGGACGGGGCCGCCACGGGCCCCGGAGCCGGGCCGGAGGCCCTGGGTGTCCCGGTCCAGCAGGACCAGGACTTGCAGTCCCAGCTGAGGTACCTGCCGGTGTACGAGCACATGGCCAACATTCCGGGCGCCAGCGCGGCCATGCGCAACCTGGTGCGCGATCTCAAGGGGAGGGCTGGCTGATGGAATGGGCTGACCGGCTGGGCGCCATGTACCAGTTCTTCAATCAAACTCCGGCGCTTGCGCACGATATGGCCGTGAACGGCCCGCAGGGCGATCTGGCGTATCACATGGCGTACGCCCTCCAGAACACCTCCGCGAACATCGACGTGTACCCGGCGGACACTCAGACGCTGGGGGGCTGACGTGGGTCTGGGCTCCTTCTTTAAGGAGGTCGGCGATGTAGCCAAGAGCGCCGGCCACGGTGTCATGACCGGCGTGAACTGGTGGAACTCCAATGTTTCCATCGTGCCGGACGGGGTGAAGTACAGCCCCGTCAGCAGCACGTACTCAATCACGGGTCCGGACGGCACCAGCAGGGGCATGTCCCCGATCGACAGGGCAGTCAACCACCAGGTAGAGAACGCCTCCCGGGTGCTGCTCTGGCTTTACGACAACGGCGTCAGTCAGCCGATATCGACCACCCTTATGGCGGGCGAACTGAAGGGCGGCCCGCTCAGCGCGCACAACTGGGCCACGGCGTGGCACGCGGCGAACCACATCTCCCCGGGCCAGGCGCTGTTCCTGGGGAGCAACTTCTACGGCCAGGACCCGTCCGGCAAGTCCTCGACACAGAAGGCGGTCAACTCCCCGCTGGCGTACTACAAGCCGGGCTCGGCCTACCTGCCGCCCGGCTTCGACCAACTGCCCGAGGACCAGCAGCAGGACTTTCTGAGGAAGGCGGGCATGCCCGCCACGGGCAACGCCTATATCAACGAGCTGCGCCAGAGCAGCAAGTTCTTCAAGAACGCCTCTGGCGTGGGTGACCTTGCCCTGCGCTGGTGGGGGGATCCGGTGGTCCTCGCGGGCAAAGTTATCTCCGGCGAACGGGCCGCCCGGCAGGTGATCAGACGGCCGAAGGGCGGCTGGTCTCCGCAGGACATTGACTCGATCATGGAAAAGTCCACGATGGGCAAGGCCGTGGACTTCATCTACGCCAACAAGGACAACCCGCAGCTCCTGAACAACCTGGCTATGGCAAAGAACAGCGCCCTGGGTCCGAGATTCGGCGCCATCGCCTCACTGCTCCAGACTCCGGAGGAGGTCCACGCGTTCCTGCGCGTCGGCCTCGGGGACGTGGGCGCCGCGCAGAAGCTCCAGAGCCAGAACGCCCTGGCGGCGTCCCGGCTTGAGCAGGACACCAGCCGCGTAGCGGCCCTGGATCTGATGGCGACCCGCTTTGACGCCCGCGGCACAGGCCGGGCGTCGCAGTATGCGGCCCTGGCCCGCCAGGCGATGAAGAGCATCGACGCCCGGGTCAACGCCGATGACTCCCTGGTGACCCGGTACAGCCAGATACTGGACCACTCCGGCGAGCTGGACCAGGTGAACTTGTCCCGCTGGTCTTTCGCCAAGGCGCAGGCCGCCACGGACGCACAGGCGGCCTACCGGGCCAGGGCGGCCCGGGGGGCCAGGGCGGGGCATGAGCTGGCGAATCTGCCGGAGCCCCTGAAGGCGACGCGGGCAAAGCTGGCGCCCGACGCGGAGCGCGCGCGCACCAAGGCGACCCGGGATGCCCTGGCGGCGGGGAGAACGGCGCAAGAGGCAGGCCGCGCAGGGAGGATGGCCGCCGATGCGGTGATGCCGTTCGCCAGCGGCTTCGTCAAGACGCGCCTGTACGGCGCGGGGGACTTCTTCTCCACGCCCGTGACGGTCGTCCGGTCCTTCGCCAACGCGCGCCCCAACGGGTTCATGCGCATCGATGACATCGACAAGGATTCGGTGGCCGAGCTGCGCGGGCAGATAGCCCGCATTCCCGGGATCTCGAACGAGGCCCGGCTGAACATGCTCAACGAGTACCTGAGGACGACCTCGGAGCCGGAGCGCTTGGCGCTGCTGAAGTCCATCGGCGCTACGGGCGCCGCGAAGATGGCCGAGAAGCACGGCCTGGACCCCCAGGCGGGTCTGGACATCTACAAGCAGCACCTGTCCAGCCAGGCCGGCGAAATCGACAACATGAAACGGTACTCCGCCGCCCGGATGCCGATCCAGCTGCCGGACGGCAGCATGGCGGCCATCCATGTGGATGAGTTCGCCTCCGACGGCGGCAAGCTGGTGCTGCATCCGAACCTGGTCACCAAGCTGGCGAGCAGTCATGTGTTCCAGGATCTGGACCAGATGGACAAGGTGCTGGCGCGCAACGCCAGCTCACTGAAGGCGATCCGGGCATCCAAGCTGGGGAATCCGGACTGGATTCTGGACCGGATGGACCAGATGAACAGCCTGTTCAAGTTCGGCACGCTGTTCCGCCTGGGATACATCCCCCGGGTGGCGGGGGATGACCTGGCGGGCCAGATGGCCCGCCTGGGCGCAGCCAGCATGGCGCTGCGCATTATGTGGGGCGTGCGCAACGGCGCCACGAACATTGCCCTGAGGGGCGGTCGCCCCTGGGCTGCGGCCCAGGCCTCCGCAGCCGGGCAGGGCGTGGAGTTCGCCACGGCGAAGATGGGCGAGCTCCAGGAGCGGATCAAGTCTCTTCAGGCGCAGGTCGAAGGCCGCAGGGCGGTAACACGCTCCTATCTGACGGCCTCCGGCCGCAAGCTGGCCACGGCGCGGGAGCTGCGGGCGGCACTGCCGCCGGACGCTCCGGCCGCCAAGGTGGCGGCCATGGACGCGAACATCGCCAAGCATCAGCTGGCGGTGGACCGTGCGTCCCGGTCGATGTCGACCGGAGTGGGTGCGAAGAACATCAAGCTCCAGGATCTCCAGGCGCATCACGCCTGGCTGGACCAGGAGCGCGCTGCTTCGCAGCAGCAGATGGACGAGGCCCTGGCGAAGGTCAATGCACCGAAGGTGATCCAGGGAAGTCAGCGCGTGCATCTGGGCAACGGGGTGTACGCCCCCGCCGCGCTCGAAGGCAAGGAGGGCGGCTACTTCCTGAAGGCGATCTCTTCGGACGAATCGATCGGGCAGATCTTCATGACGAACAAACGCCTGATCCACGGCCACCTGATGCGGTCCTTCGACCACGGCGGCAAGGCGATCTCTCCCGCCCAGGACGAAGCGCTGCATGCGACCTCCTGGGCACATGCGATCAACGCCCAGATCATGCAGGACCCGCTGGCCGCGCAGGCCGTGCGGGGCGCCAGCCCCGAGGGCATGACCAAGTGGCTGACCTCGACGGCCGAAGGCCGCCAGTACCAGCGCCGGATCGGGCTGACGCCCGGTGCATCCAGCGCCGGGACGGCCAACCGGGTGATTGCCGATCCGGAGGATCTGGCCAATCGCGCCTGGCACGAGGTGGCGGAGTACCTGCCGACACCGGAAATCCGGATGAAGGCCCTGGAGCCCTCCGGTGTGACGCCGGAGTTCTTGAAGGACTCCATGCCGATGACGCACCGCCCGGATGTGCACACGGGCCAGGTCGGCTTGAGCCAGGGCCGGTTCCAGGGCGCCATGAGCGAGATCATGGGCGGCTGGTACAAGTGGGCCGCCTCCCAGCCGGCCGACCGCTGGTCGCGGCATCCGCTGTTCAACCAGATGTACGAAGACCACCTTCAGACCCTTGCGAGCCAGCTCAGGAAGCAGGGCGCGTACGACACCACGGCCGAAGGCGTGGAGCGGATGGCCACCACCGCGCGCCGTCTGGCGCTGCGGGACACCAGGAAGCTGGTCTTCGACATTGCCCACAAGAGTGATGCGGCCGCCGCCCTGCGGCTGGTGTCGCCGTTCATGGCGGCGACCACGGAGGCGTTTCAGCGCTGGGGCCGGATCATCGCGGACCGGCCCCAGGTCGTGGGCTACGCCAGCAACTTCTTCAACGCCCCCATCGCCAAGGGCTCCATGCAGGATGCCGACGGCAACCACGTCACCCGGGGCGGGTACTCGTACACGATCGACTCGGCCACGGGCAAGTCCGTCAGGCGCCTGGTGCCGAAGTCGGAGCGGTACATCGTGGGGCGGATGCCCAGGTGGCTGCTGCACACTACCGGGGGCAAGCGCAGCCCCTTCGCCCTGGCCTTCGGCGCGGAGCCGTCTTCGAGGAACTTCAGGCTGTCCCAGAACAGCATGGACCTGGTGACCCAGGGCGACCCCTGGTTCCATCCCGGGGTCGGCCCGATCGTCCAGATCCCGGTGAACCATCTCGTCAAGGACAAGCCGAAGCAGGCGGAACTGGCCCGGCATCTGGGCATCCTGCCCTTCGGGCCGCAGAACGGCGGGGCCTTCGGCTCCGGCCCGGTCGGTGAGGCGCTGTCGTTCTTCGCGCCGTCCACGATCAAGAACTTCCTGACCGCGTACGACACCTCGGACAGCCGGTACCAGGACGTGAAGATGCAGATCATGCAGCGTGCCGCGTTCGAGCATGACCAGCTGGGCAAGCCGATGCCCTCGGCGAAACAGATCTCCGCCATGACCAGGCAGTACTGGCAGTTCAGTGCCGCCTCGGCCTTCCTTCAGCCGATGGCCACCCAGAAGGCGGACAACTACCAGTTCTTCCGGGACCAGTACAACGCGCTGCGCCGGGAGAACCCGCTCAGCGCGGACGATGAGTTCCTGGCCCGGTACGCGGAGAGCTATTTCATCTTCGCCCAGTCCCAGTCCAGGAACGTCAGCGGCATCCCGGCCACCACCAAGGCCGTAGAACTCCAGAAGAAGTACGGCGATCTCATCGCCGAAAACCCGGAGCTGGGGGCTCTGGTCGTGGGCCCGGAGGGCAACGGGCCCTTCTCGCCGGAGGCGTACTCCTACCAGCTGAACACGCCGGTCACGCCCGGCGGGGCGGAGATGCAGCGAACCAAGATGTCCGCCACCGATGCGCTGGCGGAGAACCAGCGCCGCCTGGGCTGGTCGAAGTTCTCGGCCGTGATGAACGGCCTCAACGCCACCCTGCGCAACCGGGGCCTGAAGTCCTTTGCGGACGACGGCGCGGAGGACCTGAGGGCGCAGAAGCAGGCCCTGGTGCAGCTCTTCGGTTCTCCGGTGCTGCCGTCCGGCGGCGAGAACCCGTTCTACAACGAGGCGTGGTCCAAGGACTACAACACCCTGGACCCGCTGAAGTACGAGCGGCTCATCCCGGGGCTCCAGGCGGTCGCCAACGGCCCGGTGGCCGCCGAGGCGAACCGCAGTGACCTGAAGGTGTTGCAGGGCTATCTGGGGGCCCGTCAGGGCCTTGTGCAGATGCTTGCCGACCGCGGCAAGGCGGGCGGCTCCAGGGTCATCACGGCCAGGGCCAACGCGGATCTGCTGGAGGTCTGGCAGAGGTACGTGGACTCGCTGATTGAGTCCGACACGACGTTCGGGGATCTCCACTCGCGCTATCTGGCGCGGGATCTGGGATACGACGGCATTCCGGCGCAGGAGGCGTAGTGGTGATCACCAAGGGCGGCACGCCCTCCCCGTCCCCTTCGGGGGGCGCCCTGTCGTCTGCCCAGCAGCAGGCGCTCTCGGATTTTGCCTCCGGGATCGGCGCCTCTGGCGGGAACAGTGCTGGCCGGGTCTTTATGGGCATGACGGGCCCGAAGGGCAATCCCCGGTACATGAGCGAGGCGGGCGCCTCCCGGGTGGTGCCCAACTGGATGACCATGGACGACGCCACCAATCAGTACTTCACCTGGTCCCAGAAGCAGCGCGACGACTTCCGGGCCAAGGGCCTGCTTTCCGGCCTGCTCACACAGGGCGCCGGGGATCTGGAGGCGTACAGCCTCTGGTCCAATCTGACCAAGCAGGCGGCGCTGTACGGCGCTCAGGACCAGCAGGTGGGCCCGCTGGACATCCTGTCCGGGTACGTCAAGGGCAACAGCTCCGGGGGCTGGGTCAAAAACGGGAACTTCGAGATCAACCCGGCCACTGGCGAGAAGCGCTATGTCGGCCCGAAGTCCAGGACCACCACACAGAAGCAGGTGGACCTGACGGACCCGGCGACCGCCGGGGCGATCGCCACCAAGCTGTTCCAGGATCTGCTGGGCCGGGACCCCGGCCGGGGGGAGATCGAGGCGTACGCCAGCGCGCTCTCGCAGAGCGAGGCGCAGAACCCGGCGATGTCCACGACCACCACACAGTTTGACCCGGCCACGGGCGAGGCCACCGACTCCTCCACGGTGACCGCCGGCGGCGTGACAGCCGACGGGAAGGCGCAGCTGGCTGCGGATGAGATCAAGAGGACCAAGGAGTACGGGGCCACTCAGGCGGCCACCACCTACATGAACGCGCTGACCAGCGCGGTAGGCGGTGGCTGATGCCGGTCTCCGGGTTCGATATCGTCAGCAAGGCCAGGCAGTCCCTGGGCGTTTCGTACAAATGGGGCGGATCGAATCTGTCCTCCGGCGTGGACTGCTCCGGCCTGGTCCAGGCCGTGTACGCATCCTTCGGGATCAAGGTCCCCCGGGTCACGTACGACCAGATCAATGCCGGGTTCTCGGTGCCCACGGACAAGCTCCAGCCCGGGGATCTGGTGTTTTTCGACACCGAGCCGGGCAACAAGGGCGCCGACCATGTCGGCATCTACATTGGCGGGGGCAAGTTCATTCACGCGCCCCACACGGGCGACGTGGTCAAGATCAGTTCCCTGTCGGATTCGTACTACATGAACCGGCTCATGGGCAGCCGGCGCATGGCCGGGGTCGACGGGGCCTCCGCCCAGGGTCTGGGCGACAGTTCGGGCTCCTACGGCTCGCTGGGCGCGCCCCAGGTCAAGCTGTCCGCCAGCACCCTGGCGGACGAGTACGGCATGTCCTACGCGTTCTTCAAGTCCCAGCCGGAGCTGATGAAGCTCCTGGGCTCCGCCGTTGCGGAGCAGTGGACCCCGGACGTGTTCACGTCCCACCTGAAAAACACCAAATGG